GTCTACTTCTGAAATGTCTAGAGTTGGCATAATTATTTAATCCTATTGAGCACTAAATCTACAGTATAAGGTGCTTCTTGATTCAAAATCTTATAAGTGAGCGAAATATTATATAAGTTCATATCAGGGTTTCCTTGAACTAACACACCGATAACAGACACTCTAGGCTCATACAAACCAATACATAGTTTGATTGCACGTTCAATAGCATCCTCTACAATTGTTGTCATATTCTCAAATAATAATGCTCTAACAGATGAGCCTTTATTAGGCTGAAAAGGAGCATCATAGAAGTTGGTCATGACCAAATTCTTAATTGAGAAATTGATGGAATTAACATCAAACTGCTTGACTAATTGCTTAGTCGCAGGATGAACAATCATATTAGGATTCACATCTGAAAAAATTCTATTTAGTATCATAACATATCTATTTATACAAAATTAACTAGGTTCAGATACAGGAGCACCAAGATTACCAATATGAGTATGATGTTTTACGCTTATACCATCAGCAATAACATCACCATTGATAACATTGATAGTTCCTTTATGTTCTGTTCCTGATGTGGCATCAATAGTAGTATTACCGTTGGTTATCTGTGTAGAATTTCCTTTAGTTATCTGTGTAGAATTTCCATTAGTTATGATGTTAGAATTTCCATCAATAACCACAGAACAATTGCCGTGAATATGAACATAGTCACTTCCCAAGGTGATTTCATAATTATCTTTAACGACTTTAGTAACTTTAGTACCATTTGGATGAACCTCTTCGAATGTACCCATTCTATGATATGAATGCAATCTTTCTGCATTAGGTGTGTCATCTATCTCAGTAATATGACCAGACTCAGATTCGTTTACGACATTGTATGGATAAACTGCAGCATAGGGTGTAACAGGTTCTGAGAATAGTGCGCATTTATCTAGGTTGGCTTTTTTTATGGCAACGATAGTCTTATCAATTTTCTCATTTCTAGCCAACCGATTAACATCAGCTTCATTCAAATAGGCTTTCTTAGGATAGTGCTCAGACGCATCACCACGGCGTTTTGGTCGCTTATTGATATCATAGGTCTTATTATGGTCACCAAAGCCTTTGACGCTATTTGGTGATGCATTAGGCTTACCTGCTAATGACCCAATGATAACTAAATCTTGGCATAGTCTACCATCACGTGAAATACCAAGTACCCAAGTGCCTTCAACAAACCCTGATAAGGATTCACCAACACCATTCATAGCAGCACCTGATTGTAAGACTTGCGCCCATTTCAAGGAGTCTATAGGTAGTCCACTATCGCTTGTATCATCGGTATGAAGACCTATCACACGCACGCGCACACGACCAGCTTTTAAAGGGTCTTGTCTATCCTCAACAACACCTTGCCACATGAATAGACCATCAGCACCAAAGAACGGATTCATGATACCTTACCTCTACACCCTTTTCTAAGTTCCAAGTCATTAGTGATACTCTCACGTGTCATAGTTGATTTGATTCTACTAACCAAAAACTCACCTGACAAGAAAGCTATATTTTGTCTCTTATTCTTATTTATCAAGGTTGATGGTATATCAAAAGTCAAAGTCTGACCAAGTAGGTATCCACTACATCCTACTACACTTACCACTATGGTATTATTTTCCATCTGTTGATGCTTAGACTTCATAATGCTTTGTAGATTGTTCTGATTGTGTTCAGCATTATACATATAGGTAGCTTCGCTTGGAAGATTATCTCTATTTCGAGTCAAATTAATGCTAGATTTAAGGTGTGCTTGCTTAGCAAAATCTACATCATAATCATATGTAGTAGATACCAATGATTTCTTCATTGGGTCATAATAATGCGTAGTTGATGCATACATACCATGGCGTGTGTTAGTATTGTTATCAAACAAGCCAATAGAACGCCACTCAAGCACTTTGTTTATATCAGACTTGATAGTGCCTACTTTATCCTTTCTAACCGACTCTTGACGCATTGTGAGTGATTTGACATGTAATGCAGAATCCTTATGTAACTTATTCTCGATAAGCATACTAAGAGGAACAAATTTAACACCAATTCTATCTTCAAAAAATAGGTATGAAACATCCTTATCAAACAGGTTTAGGTTCACTGATGGAGCAGATGTTTCAGCTAAGTGATTTATAAGTTGAAAGGGTGTCCAATTAGCACACACAAGATGCTTATATGTTGATGTCTCACCAATGACAAGGTTAGCTTCTTTAATACCAAGCATTTTAGTACATACTGTATTGACGATATCACTAGAGCGAATCATTTTTGATGAAGTGCCAAATGCATTCCTGTATCTGTTCTTCAAGTTTATACTCATCAGTTGACTTTGAAAATGTAAGGTATATGAGTGCGTGGTATTATCATCAGATGGTTGATAATCACCACACTTATATACATCAAAAGTCTTTGAGAAAACTTCTGTTCCTTTTCCTTTAGAATATGTTGTATATTCAACCTCTAGGGTTTCCTCACCCATGATAGGTATCACTTCCATAAGAGCACGCGCATCATTCAGGCTTATATTACCTGACATACAATTAGCAAACAAGTCTTCATAAATCGTCATGGTGGTGAATATATGAGTCAAATCAACTTGAGATTTTCCACTGGTCAACATAAGCTTCTTAATCTGAAGCTGATTTTGTTGTACACCTGAACTAGACATTAGAAGATAACACAGTTTTTAGTTCTGATTCTATGAATGAGATATACTGCTTATCAAGAATTTTAATCTTTCGTTTCTCATCATTCAAAAATTCTTCATGCTCATAATTAGTGACTAAGGTTGTTCCTATTGGAAGACCAACATAAGGATTATTGATATCAGGTGGAGTATAAAATACCCTACGACCATCTCGTACATAATGATTTGGCTTATGCTCATTACCTACACCATAATTTGCTGTCACGTATGCAGATAATGCATCATTAGGTAAAGCCCAATCAAAAAATGGGTCAATGATATCATTCATCAATAGAATAACCCAATGAAGTTCTGAATCACCATAAAATTTATTGCCTAAATCTTCAGGTGTATCCTCACCTTCAACTATATAATCAGAATATACAGAAATGATATTTTTAAGATGATTGATGATACCTAACTTGACTGTCAAGTTTTTGATGACATAACCATTCCAATTAATAGTTTGGAAATTTTCATATAGTGCCATTAGAAAGACTCCACATCAGTAATATCAAGGCTAATGTTATCGCGCATAGTCTGCTTGATTTCTTTGAAGTTCAAAGTGACCTTGGTATTGATAGGGCTACCATCTTCAAACGTAGCCCAAACGCCTGTAGGATTCTCTTCTACATTACATGAGGTGATTACCGCTCTATGGAACTTTCTAATAGGTGTTCTAGACTTACCACGTTTAGCTTCAATCTGCCACCATGCAGGGTATTGCATAAAATCGCCGCTAATATATGGGTGTGCATAATACTTGAACATACGAACAATACTCTTAATTTCTCTAGCTTCTGATGCATTCTTAGGAAACATATCAAAAGTAAAGCTATGCTCACGAAAGCCAACATTCTTGAATAGAACAACCATCTGAGGATTCAATACAGCTTTACTATTGTATTCCCATGCACCCTTGACTTTAAGACCTGTAAGACCTTCAACCGCGCCTAATGCATTCTGACCCATGGCAGACAAAGACCGCGATGCGGCTTTAGATAAATATTCATCGTATGTAACATTTAAGTTACCCAAATTACCCATAGCACCCAAACTTTCATCTTCATATGTGAATGAAGTATTATCTGACATAGTTCCAGGAATGTACAAATAAGCTGTATGTGGATTTGAGTAGTCAGTTTGTGATTGCGTTCCTTCTATAGAACCATTAGCTTTATCAGTTGCTATTGAGTCACTTTTTTCAGCGACCTTAACAAAGGCACTAAAAGACAAGAAGGAGAAGTTAGCCTTTGACTCTATATCAGCAGGAAATTGTAGTATTTTGTTGTTAGACATAATAAGTATTTATCTCCCAAAAATATATTTACTTGACATAGCAAAATCCTTTACTATAATGCACACAAAATATACACATAAATAAGTGTATAGAAAATAAATATGGTTCGCGGGTGACAGCCCCAACCAATCTAACACATACCGAAGGAGGTACAAAGTTTGTCAGCTACAACTATTTATACATCTTTTGAAACCATCCTTCGTTCAGTTAGTTTGCGTCCAAAAACATACATCAGTAATCCATATACATTATCAATTATTAAAGAACATCCATTATCAGAACAATGCACGCGCCTATATCAACTTAAGTTGATGGCTAGTGCTATTGTAGCTAAGCATAATGACTCTAATGAAAATATATACATTGATTTTATCAATCACGAACAGATGTTAATGGTTGTTGAAGCTTGTGGTATGGATTTGAAAATTAAGAATAGAAAGCTACATAATGATGAAGACAAGATTGATTGTCTTATTAATTGGATTGCTGAAACACGTGATGTTGCTATTTGGGATTATAACAAAAAAACAAAACTATTCTACATAAAGAATGATGATATGATTTTATCGCGTGCTTTAGCATTCGTTGAATCTAAAGTTGCTAATTCGGCATTTGATTATAGTAGATTGTTAGGTATTGAAGTTCTTCATGCAAAAGTAACATCAGACCGTGAAGATAGTAAGGTTCATATTCAAGAGTTGGATAAATCAATTACAGCATATAAAAATGCTGTTGGTTCTAACTACAAAAAGTGCACCACAAATCTAGCATGGCGCATTAAACTAAATAAAATTAGAACAACAATGCAACTATTGGTGACCACTAAAGCTGAACTAAACAAAGCACATAAGCGTACACATCCAATCGAACATCTAGAGCAAGGAACATCAGCATTCAAGCGTTATCAGCTTTTAGTGTTAATTGACCATTTAAACTTAACATTAAGCACTGACAATTCAAATTTGTTGGTTGAAGTATCACGTTACACTATCCAAAAACATACAGGTCTTTCAAGTGGAACAATTGGTAATATGCTATCAAAAGCAAATTTCCGTAGAATTGGTTCATACGAAGAAATAATGTCTAGTGCTGACCAAGATACAATTATCAAGGAAAAAATTAAACATAACAATTCACCATCAGAAACAGGTCATTTTACTATTGGTAAAAGATTGGTTGATGGTGCTCATGTTTATTATCTTATTAGGGTTCGCCCAAATATATACTGTTCTACTGATGCAAGAGTATTAGGAAAAAGTAAAGTTCATTCAAATGAAGTCACAAGGGTAACAGAGATTGACCTTGCTTCTAATAATGCACCTTCTTTAGTAGACAACAATGTAGCAAGAAACTTCAAGCGTGTAATCAATGCAGCATACGACAACATCACATCACAAACTTTGTGTATTGTTGCCGCATCTAAAAGATTTATCAATATAAACGCAATGGCGCATTTACAAGCCTAAAAGGTTCTGCACATCTTTAAATTACTGGTACTGTCTTTGACGGTATATTTTTGTGCCTAAAATTCAGGTTCAATATATCGTTTAGTTTACAATTACATATAGTACCCTTCAATAACTTACTAAGCCTTGTTTGTAAATTGTTTTAATAGTTATAGTAAGTAGTAATTGATAAGCGCGAAGCGCGTTCGATTCTAGTGGCGAAGCCACCTAATAAATATGTATGGTATGTTGCTTAAATATTAAACACATTTGAACACATGTCGATTGGTCTTGAAGTAGACGCGCTTCGCGCTTACGAACCAAGTCACACGCGCTTCGCGCTTTGTGACAGGTTGGGCAATTATTTCTACATAGTTATTTCTACATAGTTATTTCTACATAGTTATTTCTACATAGTTATTTCTACATATCAATTACGCATACTCATTGACATGTATTGCGAACACCTAAAATAATAACATTGTATCACCAAGTAAGATATATGTAATGGTATAAATAGTGATATGACTTCTACAACCCTAAAACGTAACTTTGGATTCACTTGTTCTAAGATGCCATTAACAGAAGGTACGATTACTGATATTGTATTGCCTGCTACGCAATTAGGTGAATCTAACCAACCATCACCATTCAAACAGATTAAACGACCTGGTGATAGTATCATGACTGACCCTATTCAGCTTTCATTTTTAGTGGATGAAGACCTTGGTAACTATCTTGAGATATTCGATTGGATGTTGTCATGCAAGAACACTAATAGCGTCACATATGCTGATAGTGTGGCTGATGCAACTATGGTGATATTCAATAATAATTCTATACGCCTATTTGACTTTGTGATGGAAGGGTGTTTTCCTACGTTCCTAAGCGAATTATCCTTCTCAAATGGTCAAGAGGCATCTGAAGTTCAGGTAGCACAATTGACTCTTGAGTGTGTTCAGCTTACTCATAATAAATAAAGCTTGATATAAAGTTTGGTTCTGCTAGCACAACATAATGGATATAGTAGTTAAACAATTAGACGATGTGAATTTATTAGTAAATTGCGACAAAGGTATTACTAGAGAAATCTCAGAAAGGTTTTCTTACCTTGTTCCTGGATATCAATTCATGCCAAAATACCGCAACGGATTTTGGGATGGTAGGATTAGATTATTCAACCATAATGACAGGACTCTTCCTGTTGGTTTACTAAATGAACTAAAGAAGTTCGCTAAATTTGAAGACTATACTGTTGATATTTCTAATGTGTATCACGCAGTAAATCCTGTATCCCCTAAGCAAATTAAATACTTCATAAACAATTTAGATATACGCTCTAAAGGCACTAAGATTGAGCCACACGACTACCAAATGTTTGCTGTGTATGCTGCTATCAAAAACAAGCGTAGGCTTCTCCTAAGTCCAACATCAAGCGGTAAGAGTTTGATGATATACCTTATATGTAGAATGCTTAAACACATCACGAATAAAAAGACCCTAATTATTGTACCTAACGTTGGTCTGGTACATCAACTTGCAGGTGATTTCCAAGATTATAGTTCACATGATGAATGGGATGCTGAATCACATTGTCATTTAATCATGAGTGGTAAAGCAAAGAATGCTGATAGAGATATCTACATTTCAACATGGCAAAGTATCTATAAAATGCCAATGGCATATTGGAAGCAATTCGGTGCTGTATTATGTGATGAAACTCATCTAGCCACAGCAGCAAGTATTTCATCCATCATGAACAAGCTATTGGTTTGTCCATATCGAATAGGCTTAACAGGTACATTAGAAGATGCTAAAGCGTCTGAAATGCAGCTTATAGGGTTGTTTGGTGATGTGAGTAAGATTATATCAACTAAAGACCTTATGGATAGAGGTTCAGTAGCCCAACTTAAAATTAAAGCTATACAGTTGATGTATAGTGAGGAATATTCGCGTGCGTGTAGAGGATTGAAATATCAGGATGAAGTTGATTGGTTAATAACAAACCCCGATAGACAAGAATTTATAGCTAAGATGGCTGTAGCACAAAAGAAAAACACCCTGCTATTGTATGACCGTCATATACAGGGTGATGACCTATTAGCACGTATACAAGCTCTTGTAGCAGAATCTGATGACCCTGATAGACCTGTATATCAAATTAAGGGTAGTGTGAAGGGTGCTGAACGCGAAAGAATACGTCAGCTAATGGAAACACATACTAATGCTATATTGCTTGGCACATACGCTACAATTTCAACAGGATTCTCACTGAAGAATCTACATAGCGTGATGTTTTGTTCATCAACCAAATCGAAGATTCGTGTGCTACAATCTATTGGTCGTGGTCTACGTTTGAATGGCACTAAGTTATCTGTTATCCTTTATGATATCGTCGATGATATGTCATACAAGAAGTTCAAGAATTATGGTATCAAGCATTTCATAGAAAGATGTGAGCATTATGATAAGGAACAATTTGATTATGAGATTAAGAAGGTCAATCTCTTGTGATAATAATAAAGCTTGCTATTAGTTTTTATAATGTTATCCTAGAAAAAAATATTATAGGATGGATACGTGACAGATGAAATAACAAAAGTTGAACCAATTCGTAAAAGGGTTAGACAAAAAGAAGGCGATACGAATTATGTAAATAATAAAGCATTCCATGCAGCTATGGTTAAGTGGGCTTATGCACGAATGGCAGCACGCTTTGATTGTAAACCTGAACCACAATTGCCAAACGATATTGCAACTATGATAACAAAAATTGTTCGCCGCTATGCATCTTGTCATAAATTTTACAGATATACTTGGAAAGATGAAATGATTGGTGATGCTATTTACACCTGTATGCTCTATGCAAATAGATATGATGGATTCACCTATGATAACCCATTTGCCTATTTTACTACCGTATCAGAGCGAGCCTTTCTAAAGAGAATTAAGATTGAGCAGAATGAGATTAACATCAAGGCTAAGTACCTACAAACATCAGGTATGTGTGATATTGACTCAATAACTCAACAGACACATGATGCAGATGTTAATTTTAGCAACAACTATGTCGACTTCCTACGTGGGTTGGATGAGACAGTATTACCGCAAGTTACTGAAAAGAAAGAGAAAGTTTTGATAAATGTGTGTGAAGATTCAGACCTCTTTAAATAAAGCTTGCTTTTAGTTTTTGGTGTAGTCATAATACGCATATTGAAATAACTTGAACGGAGAATATTATCATGGCTACACAATTAACTACAAAAGAATTAGATATCTTAGGCGTAAGTCAAGAAGTTCTAGATGATGTATCCTTTTTGGATGAGGTTTCTACTTCATCATATTTTATGGATTCATCAGATTTAAATGAAGTTGTATCATCACTATGTGGTGGTAGTTTAGGCTTCGTGTAAAAATATTAACAATGCAGTATCGTTACTGGTAGGTTAGCTTAGGAAACACCATGATACAGAAAGGTTAGCGCACCTTTCTGTATCATGACAGGGTAAGCAACTTATATACGTATAAGGAAGGTTACATTGCATATGCAATGTGTTACACTACGATTGGAGTCGGTAGTACCATCCAGTAACGATATTGCAATGGAGTAAGAAATGAGTATTGATTGGGCTTGTTCAAAGCCAAACCAGTGTACAGAAAATTGTAAACTATTTACAGAAATAGAACCTACAGGTTGTGTGTATGATGATGAAGAAGACATTCCAAAAACTGAGAGAATTTGGGTGAAAATTAAAATGGAGAACAATAAACAATGAAACTTTCAAAAAAGACGCTTGAGGTTCTAAAGAATTTCTCGCAAATTAATAACTCTATGCTGTTTCGTGAAGGTAATGAACAACGTACAGTATCACATAGTGGTAACATTTTTGCAACTGCAACAATTGAAGAATCCTTTCCTATGGAAGCAGGAATCTATGATTTGAGTGAGTTCCTTAATACACTAACCTTGTTCGATGACCCTGAAATTAACTTTGGTACTAAACAGTTTACCATCACTGATGCTACAACATCATGTCGTTATAGCTATGCACCTAAGAACGTTATTGTGTTCACTGATAAGCGTCCTAAGTTCAATGGCTCTAACGTCGAATTTTCACTTAAGGGTGATGTTTTGGCTAAGATTCAACGTGCTTCATCTGTAATGGATTTGGCTGATTTGGTTGTATCACGTAAAGGTTCTGATTTGATTTTGGTTGCATCTGATACACAATCTGATTCAACAAATACCTATGATATACAGGTTGGTGAACACGCTAATGAAGTCGATGAAATCAACTTCGTCTTCAAATCAGAAAACCTTAAAGTCCTTCCTGGTGATTATGAAGTATCTATTAAAAGTCCTGCAGGTCGTTTTGTTGGTACTGATGTTGAATACTACATCGCTATCGAACACTCTTCAACTTTTGTGGAAGGGTAAGGTATTATGTCGGAAGGTAAAATTGTAAATAATCTGTGGGTTGAACGTTATCGTCCACAAAAAATTAAAGATTGTGTCCTTCCTGAATCTATTAAATCTGTCATGCAACAATATGTAGATGAGGCTGAAATACCTCATCTACTATTGGCAGGTACTCAAGGTACAGGAAAGACCACAATTGCTAAAGCCTTATGTAATGAAATTGGGTGTGATTATATCCTAATCAATGCATCGCTAGAAAATGGTATTGATATTATTCGTACTAAGATTGCTCAGTATGCATCATCGGTGTCTATGTCAGGTTCTGACTTGAAGAAAGTTATCATCCTAGATGAAGCTGATTACTTAACACCAAATGCTCAGTCATCATTACGTGGTTTCATGGAACAATTTTCAAGCAATTGTAGATTTATCTTGACCTGTAATATGAAGAATCGTATCATCAAGCCATTGCATTCACGATGTGCTGTTGTTGACTTTAATTATAGTAATAAAGAAACACCTAAGCTTCAAGCTGCTATGTTCAGACGTATATGTATTATCCTTAAAGATAATGATGTAGAATTTGAACAGAAAGTAGTTGCTGAATTGGTTAAGACCTTCTTTCCTGATTTTCGTCGTACTCTTGGTGAGTTACAACGTTATTCAAAACAAGGTAGCATCAATGCAGGAATCTTAACATCATTATCAAGCGTTAATATTGATAGTGCTATTATTCTTATCAAGGGTAAGAATTTTAAGGAGTTGCGTAAGTGGGTAGAGGATAATGAATCGTGTGACCCTGCAGTTATTTTCGAACAATTGTATGATAGCCTGTATCATGTACTTTCACCACAATCTGTACCTCAATCTGTTTTGATTCTAGCTGAGTATCAAGCCAAGTCAGCGGTAGTATCAAATCAGTCAATAAACACCATGGCAATGCTCACTGAGTTGATGTCAGAGTGTTCATTTAAGTGATGAATGTCTTTGGTGAAGAAGTCACCGAACTAGAGCCTGAAGAGGATTATAAGCGCAAGAAGCTTACTCTATTTGGTGACTTCATCCCTGATTTGACCATAGACAAAAAGAACATATTAAGAATGGATGATGAAGCCCACAAGGATTTTTCATCATACATTATCAACAAGTTCTTTTCTATGGGTATGGGTACGATTTTCTATGCCAATGAAATGAACAGATTTCCAAATACATCTAAACAAATGGTGTATGATTTCTATATTCATGGCGTAAGAAAAGGTAAACAATTCAATCCTTGGGCTAAGGCTAATAAGAAAGAAGAAGATGTACTACTAATGATGGAATATTATCAGGTTAATGAGCGTGTAGCAGAACAATATGTTGCATTGTTAGATGATGATGATATGATTGACATCAGAGCAGATTGTGATATAGGTGGAAGAACAAAATGAGTGATGATTATTATTATCATCCACCAAACATTGGAATTGGGCGTGGTCTGTTTAGACCACCAACCTATGAAGAGATTGGTGCGATATTAGGGTGTGAGGTTATAGAAGCACCTAGTCCTGTATTTATGCATTACTTTAAAAGACCGATTCCACTTCCTGTTAGGTACGAAAAAGATATTGATTATAAGAATGCAACATTTGATATTTCTGATATATGTACTCAAGTTGTTATGAAGCGTGCACGTGTTCCATTTGAGTTTTTATATTACCATGGAGTTATAGCTAATATATTTTCAATTGGATACATGCTTGCACGCGAAAACAACGAGTTCAAAATAATAGCACTAAAGTTTGACGTTAATAGTGATATTATTAGTTATTGCATTATAGAATAATGTTGATATCATAGAGAAAATGAAGTAAATAATTACAAGGAAGTAAGTTAAAATGAGCGAAGATAATAGAGTTGAAGAATGGACAGAAGAAAAACGCATTCAGGTAAAACTTAAAAATCCTGATTTCTACCGCCGAGTCCAAGAAACACTAACACGTATGGGTGTCGTTAATGTAAAAGAGCATAAGCTTTGGCAGTCTTGCCACATCATCGAAGAAAATGGTCTGTATTATGTGGTGCATTTCAAAGAAATATTCTTGATGGAAGGTAAAGAGTCTGATTTTGGTATCGAAGATGAAGAACGTCGTAATTGTATTATTGACATGCTTCAGACTTGGAATCTACTAGAAGCTGTAGACCCTATTCCGTTTGACCATGTAAACCGCCCGCGTGTATTTGTATTAAAGTATGCCTTGAAGCAAGATTGGCAGCTATTTCCGAAAGTAAAGGTATAATAATAATGAATATGAACCAAGGTTTGGGTGTACACCCACTACACGAATCAGTTGAATTGCCTAATTATGCAACTGATGAAGCCGCATGCTTTGATATTAGAGCATGCCTAGAACACAAGGATTCTGTTTTAGCTTATAGTGGATATAACAGAAAAGAGTCTAATTCTGTTCGAGTTGATAGTGATAAAAGCAAGTCTATTATTATCTCACCAAAGCAGCGCGTTCTTGTTCCTACAGGTATCATTTTTGATGTTCCTGAAGGTCAATCTTTACGCCTGCATATGCGTTCGGGTATTGCACTTAAGCAAGGCTTGATGTTGGCAAATGGTGAAGGTGTGATTGATTCAGATTATGTAGCAGAAACATTTGTTATGTTGGTGAATATTTCTGAGTCTAGTATTGTCATCAAAGATGGTGAACGAATCTGTCAAGGTGAATTGGTTACTGTTAAACGTTCACCTATTGGATTCATTGATGAAGCACCAACCAATGATGGAAATCGTACTGGTGGATTTGGCTCTACGGGTAAACTATAATGTTTTCCGAGTATGATTTCAGAGCAATTCTAGCTATGGATTTAAGCCACACTATCGGAAACGGTAGTGCCTTACCATGGAAGCATGAACCTGCAGATATGAAACGATTTAAAAACCTTACAGAAGGTCATACCGTTTTGATGGGTCGCGCTACATGGGATTCATTACCACCTCAATATAGACCACTACCAAACCGTAAAAATATCGTGCTTACACGGCATGTTGACAACGTTAAAGGTATGGTAGGCGATAATAACCACATCATCACATCAATAGATGCTCTTAAGGAGCACGTAGAGCCACGTAGCAAGGTTTTTCTTATTGGTGGCGGCACAATGTATGATGAGTTCATTAAAGAGTGTTCTTGCGTCCATTTAACTGTCTTCCACGATGAATTTAAAGGTGATGTTAGTATTAATAGTGAAACTGTGGCTTATATCAATAAGTTTTTGCCTATTATTCGTGGGTCTGAAAACATGTTCACCTCAGAACATGGCTACATTGTAGAGTTTGTTGATTTGGGTGGTATTAAACCATGAGTGCTTTAACATACGAACAGAACTTAGAACATATGGCTCATAAGTATAATTTTATGCCTTATGAGCCATATACACTATCTGATGTTAATGCATCAGCAGATAGAAAGCTATTTACCGTTATATCTACCTTTGCTGGTGGTGGTGGTTCTTCTATTGGGTATAAGCTAGGTGGTGGTGATATACGAACAGTTAATGAGTTTGTTGATGAGGCTGTAGCCACTTACCTAGAAAACTTTAAAGACACCACAGTATTACATGGTGATATAAAGAGTTTCACTCCAGAAGACTTTCTAAAATCTTCTGGTATGGAAGTAGGCGAGTTGGATATATTGGATGGTAGTCCACCATGTTCAGCCTTTTCTGTATGTGGGAAGGGTAGTGATGGTTGGGGTAAAGAAAAGAAGTATTCTGATGGAAAAACAGTAACTAACATTGAAGACTTATTCTTTGAATATGTTCGTATTGCTGAAGGGCTAAAGCCTAAAATTATCATAGCTGAAAATGTACCAGGATTATTACTTGGGAAGTCTAAGAAGAAATTCAACGAAATAATAATGTCTTTGAAATCTTGTGGTTATATTGTAACTGCTAAGACATTATTTGCTCAGCATTATGGAACACCTCAAAGAAGGGAAAGATTAATTTTTGTTTGTGTTCGTGACGATGTGGCTGAAGTCTTAGATATTGATGATTTCTCATTAGCTAATGAGGTATTTCCTATCGGTTGGAATAATAGTACATTTGTTCCTCTTTGTAATGCAATTGATGATATTGTTGTTACAGACGAAGAGCGTAGTATGTTAGGTGTTACTGGTGAATTACTAAGATGGACTTCACTCATACCAAAAAATCAAATATCTATAGGTAGTGGTGCTGATGTTCATCCAAAAGGCTCTTACTTTAACCTAACTAGAAGTAGCCCATTTCTACCATGCCCAACATTAACACAAAGAGGTGTACAGACTAGCGTAGCAGGTACGGTACATTATGATGAAGATAGAAAATTTTCCATTGATGAGTTGAAGAGGATTCAGGGGTTACCTGATGACCTAGTTCTAACTGGAAAGTTCAACCAACAAGCTGAGAGAATTGGTCGTATGGTTGCACCAAAAATGTATAAGGCGATATCAACACAATTATATAATACTATAATAAAGCCTTATAAGGAGTTATCTATTAATGAGTGATTTTTCGTTTTCAACAGTGGAAAATTTTGATAGTCATATCGACAAGTCTATTCGCGGCTATTCATCATTAATTGATGATGTTTGTGATATTTCTAGATTCTTTATTGAAGACCATAGTAAGGTTATTGATATTGGATGTTCAACAGGAAAAATGCTTCATAGGTTGAAAGATAGTAATAGTAAGACTAATGTGAGTTATGTTGGTATAGAGATAGAAGAAAATTTCACAAAAGACCTTCATAACTCACTTAATGTTGATTTCTATAAGGGTGATGCCTGCGCTTATGATGATTGGAGTCATGCATCATTTATTAGTTCTATATTCACTTTACAATTTATGAACACTATAGATAGAATAAATCTTGTACGCAAGATATATGATGGATTAAATCCTGGTGGTGTATTCGTATTTTCAGAGAAAGTTTTCATTGATGATGCTAGAACACAGAGTATAATTTCATCAATACATTATGACTTCAAACGGAAGAGTTTTTCTGACAGTGATATTTTAGACAAAGAGTATTCTTTACGTGAGATAATGCGACCTAACATCCTAGATGATTTGGTTGGTGAAAATGGTTATATTAGACAGTGTGGATTTTCCAAGTGTTTTCAATTTTGGCAAAATCATAATTTTTGTGGATGGATGGCGATAAAATGACTAAGAAATTATATGGATTAACAGGTTTGGCGCGTAGTGGTAAGGATACCTTAGCTGATAAAATGAATAGAAGTGGGTATTTGAAATTTGCCTTTGCTGATGCACTTAAACAGTCTGCAGCAATCTATTTTGGTATTCCTGTTGCATGGTGTTACGATGACGAAAAGGACACACGTATTGTTCCTGAATATGATGCTACGGTTCGTCAGTTGCTTCAGAAATTTGGTACAGAAAGTACACGTGATGTATTTGGTGAAGACTTTTGGATTAAGCGACTATCTAGAGGCTTGAACTTCGAAGCAAATAATGTCATCAGTGATGTTCGTTTCGATAATGAAGCTGATTGGATTCGTGATAATGGTGGCACTATTGTTCACATCATAAGACCTAACCAAGAACTTGTAAATGTTCATAGTTCTGAATCAGGAATCATTACACATCATACAGATGAACTTATCCTTAATGATGGCTCATTAGATAAGTTGTACAAAAATGTTGACGCATTGTTAATGATGGAGTAGCATAAGTCAAATGAATATAATTGACTCATTAGAAGAGTACACAATAATAAAGAAAAACTACACTCTAGTTAAAGGTGAGATTGTATCAATTCGAAATATGACTCCTATGAGTTTAACCAAGAGTGGAACAATCAGATTATCTACACCTAAAGCAGGTCGTAAAAAGACTTATGATGTTCGATACATATTGTCAGTCTTATCAGCCAATCCTGTATCTGATATTATTGTTTTACCTGATGATATCAACTATGACCTTCAAAGATGTCAAATCATCGACAAAGATGGTTATGAATCACAGCCATGTAACAAACTTGGTACATTGTACCGATTGACGTTTGATGGTATTCGAACGAGGGTTATGTTTCATCAGTTGGTGCATCATATCCTTAATCGCGGTTATCTACATTTATTTGACGATGCCAAACTACCTTCACCAAGGGTTATTCGTCGACCATCAGATAATAATATGGGTGTTAAGTTTGCTAAGCATTATATGGCACAATGTACCACTGTTAGTTCAGTCTACACATGTGGTATTTCACCTGTAAAATATTCTGGACCGATTGCAGACATCCTAAGCCATAATATCTTTTTCAAACATGTTAAGGATAAGATGATTACACGACAATCTTTAGGTACTATTGATGGATTTCCTACATCATTAATTGTGGCTACTCTAATGAGAGAATGTAAGGAAGATATCAAGCGTCAATTAACCGCTTGGGTCGAACTACACAAGTTCAAAGCTAAGCGCGGAGAATTAAATAAGTATTAATACCATCATAAGCTGCTAGCGTTTGATGCTAGCAGCTTTTCCAATCAAATATACACAACACACCCATAAACAACACAAGAGGGCTTGATGACGCGATTTTTCACAAATATAGATAGACAAGGCAACACACTTTTAGTAAGAGAATTTGATGGTATTAGTCACGTCAACCGAAAGGTTAAGTTTCAGCCTGAATTGTATGTACCTGCAAGAGAAGTTGTAGATGGACAGTATGCTACCCTAGAGGGTCAACCATTACAGACTAAGAATTTTGATACCATCTATGATGCTAAGCAACATATCGACCAATATAAAGGTGTTGAAGGATACAAAGTATACGGTAATTCAAATTGGATTACTCAGTTTATTTCACGTGAGTATGACCAAGAATTAAAATATGATATGAGCAAGATTAGAGTATTCAATTTTGATATTGAGACTATTTCTTTGACGCTCACTGGGTTTCCTGACCCACACGAAGCAACACATCCAATTGTTACATTCACCATACATGATTCATTTGAACAGAAGTACCATATTTGGGCTTTTAGAGAAGAATACTCTTCGGATGACCCTGAAGTAATTGTACATAACTGTAGGGATGAGAAGCACCTACTATCAAGCGTGTTGAAGTATTGGCACACTAATATGCCACATGTGGTAACAGGTTGGAACATCGAAGGGTTTGATATTCCATTCATCATTAATCGTATCCGTGCTGTATTGGGTCAAGACGCAGCAAACTACCTATCTCCATGGGGTAAGCTTAAGTCTAGAGAAACACTAGACAACTTTAAGAATGTTGTCGTCAACTGGGATATTGTAGGTGTATCAATCCTTGACTATATGATGCTCTATAAGAAGTATACCTATACAGGAAAAGAGTCATATAGTCTAGACTTCATTTCAAACTTTGAGTTAGGGTCACAGAAGCTTGATTATTCTGATTTGGGTACGATTAAAGACTTATATGTAAAAGACCACTCAAGATTCTGTGATTACAATATACATGATGTTCGATTGGTCAAAGAACTTGATGAGAAAATGAGCCTAATGGATTTGGTTCTATACCTTTCCTATCACTGTAAACAGCCATACAACGATACCTTTTCACCTGTTAAGACCTGGGAAGCTTTAATATTCCACTTCTTGCGTGAACGTGGTCAGCAAGCCGAAGTAAAAGGTTCACCAAAAGAGAAAGAACAGTATCCTGGTGGTTACGTCAAAGAGCCTACGATTGGAAACATGTATAATTGGGTTTCATCATTAGATTTGGATGGTCTATATCCACATCTTATTTTTCAATATAATCTAGGTCCAGACACTATTCATGAGCGTAAAGAGCCAATTCAAGACCAATTTTCAGGTGACTTCAATAAGAATATTGATGCTATTATTGATAAGACAATAGACACCTCATCATTAGTTGACAAAGACCTTTGTGTTACTGCAAATGGTGAGTTGTTTAGACGCGAAGTAGAGTCATTCTTCTCTAGCCTGATGAAGATGTTGTATGCCACACGAAAAACTATTAAGAAAGAGATGCTTCATAATGAGCAGCTTTTGGTTAATGAAAAAGCAGGTAATAATGACCCTAAAGTTATACATGATTTAGAACAGAAGATTTCAACAGGTGATAATGCGCAAAAGGGTATTAAGGTACTTTTGAATAGTGGTTACGGGGCAATCGGTCAATCATCATTCCAATTCTATGATATCCGTATTGCTACTGCTATTACAACATCGGGTCAGTTATCTATTAGATGGATTGAGAACAAGATTAACAAATTTATCAATAAGGCTTTAGGTACTGTTGGAGTTGATTATATTGTAGCAATTGACACCGATTCAGTGTACGTTAATATGGAAGGTATCGTAGCTAAAGTATTTCCTAATCCTGATAAAGGAACTACCGAAGATAGGGTTAATTTCCTTGACAAGTTCTTTGCTGATATCATACAGAAGAAACTTAATATTTGGTATCAAGAGTTAGCTGATATCATGAACGCTAGAGAGCAAAAGATGAACATGAGTCGTGAGAATATCACTTCTAAGAGTTTTTGGACTGCTAAGAAGCGTTATGCTATGTTGGTGCATGATTCCGAAGGTGTTCGATACACTGAACCTAAGCTTAAAATCATGGGTCTTGAAATCGTTAAATCATCAACACCTAAGAAGTGTCGAGAGGTGCTTAAAGAAGCTGTACGCCTAATGCTAACCACTGATGAACAAACCGTTATAGATTACATCGCACTATTCAAGAAAGAGTTTAAGACCCTACCTGTTGAATCCATCGCATATCCACGTGGTGTTAATAACATTCAAAAGTATAAGGGTTCATCAACCATACATGCTAAAGGTGCGCCTAAGCAGGTTAAAGCTGCTCTAATGTACAACCACTTGATTGAAGAATATGGTCTTAGTGATAGTAAACCAATTGTTGATGCTGATAAGATTAAATTTGTTGATTTGCGGTTACCAAATCATATCAAGTATGAGGTGGTTGGATTCCCATCACATCTTGATTTACCTAAAGTGTTTGACTTGGATAGCTGTATTGATTATCCTACTATGTATCAGAAAACCTTTCTTGACCCAATGGAAGCAATGCTTAGTGCGGTTGGTTGGAAATCGGAGAAAGTTGCAACACTAGAAAGTATGTTTGAATAGGATGATGAATATGAATATCCCATATGTAAAGGTTTACGATGATGTGTTTTCGGAAGATGACTGTGGATTACTAATCAGTCTATTCGAATCAGCTAAATCAGAACTTGATATTGTAGAAGGTCACCGTTTTTTTCGTGTGGTTGATACAACACTTAACGATGCATTTGATGATGTGAGAGATGCGGTAGTGAATAAATTCATCGAGGTCATAAAACAATACTGTGATGATTGTGGTGTTAAAGAATACCAATGGCCAGATGAAGTTAGGTTCGAAGATTTTCGTATGAAGAAGTATGATGCAGGGTATGGTCAATTCAGCCCACACGTTGATGTTAATAACCTACATGATAATCGGCGATTCCTTGTTTTCTTCCTATACCTAAATGATGTCGAGGAAGGTGGCGAAACTTCATTCACTGACTATGGTGTTAAGGTTAAAGCTAAGCGTGGTCGTGTGCTGATTTTTCCTCCTACATGGACGTATCCACATGCAGGTGAAATGCCAATATCAGGTGATAAGTATATTATTGGTGGTTATCTTCATTATAATAGTTGTAATTAATATTTGATGTGATATAATTACGATTCTTAATGTCGAGTTATAGGAGGTTAATATGAAAGCTCAGGCTTAATTATTTAAACCAAAGAGTAAATAGAAAGACAAGGAGTGTAACCGATAGCAGCTAAGTGAACCATAGGTTTTGGTTAGTAACCGCCTTATATGGTCTTAGCTGCTATTTTAAATGTTGGTTGACTTAGAATCTTAACGAGTAATGTCGAACATCAGTCAACCACCACGCTCAAACGAGAGCATGCGGAAACAGGTCGTAATTACAAGGTAGCCAATGAAACCTACCAACAGTTGCATAAAAGTACCTTATCGCGGCATGCATTGATTTATATTGAACGGAGAATATTATGAGAATCATATCAAAAGTTAGAGAATATTATGATGGTGTACAAGGAATTGATTTAGAAAAATCTGATGTTTGGTGTCGTGAGAGAGAAACAGTAGACCCATGGGAAACTTTGGATATCAATAATATACTCAAAACACAACCATATGCATATGAAAGCGATTATGATGCAATCAATAAGATTTTCTCTAGACGGCGTAGAGATAGTTATGTGAGGAATTATACACTTCATTTTATATTATTTGGTTTTTGTGGTAAAATCTACCCTATGATTATTGCTGTACCTGATAAAGAATTTTCAACCTATGGTGGTTTTAAGAAACTAAAGAATGATGTTGTAATCAGAAGCTATGATGGAATGGTTTCATTTTTATCAGAAACGAAGCCAAAAGACAAGCATATAGATATGAATATGTTCAGTACATTTTTCAACACAGAATATACATTCTTAAATGAAGTATTCATTAAACTACATGTTCCATATTTTAGTCTACAACTAATAGGCAAGACGATTTGGCTTGAAACAAACCCTGATTTAACAGCACTATATGTAAAAGAGCAGTATGATGCATATACAATCTATCAAGAGATTTCTATGTATCTATTTGGGGTCTTAGGTAGTAAAGAAGACATTCCACCTATGTCAAACGAATCAATTAAACAGGCTCATGGTTTTGACCATAAGTATGCTTTCAAGAAAGAACCTAAAAATAAAACTTGCAAACGACCAAAATAACCCTAGCATGAAAATTGAGGTAAGAATATAATGACTAAACAAGAATACGAGATGCCAACACGGTATCATACAACTAAAGAGATTTTGGATGCTATTGCAGCAACACCAAAGAAAAAGGAAAAAGAAGCTATTCTTGAAGCAAATAAGAATAATACGACCCTAGAAAGGGTTTGTTATTTGGCTAATAACCCATACATCAATTTCTTCATGCGTAAAATTCCTGCTTATACTAAACAGCCTGCTGGGTTTGGTATCTCATTGATGGTAGCACTAAAACAACTTAGTGTGATTCACACACGTCAATTAACAGGTGGTAAAGCATCAGAATTTTTAGCACGTGTATTGGAATCAGTAGAAGGTGATGATGCTGAAGTATTGGAAAAGGTTGTGCTTAAAAACCTACGTTCAGGCTTCTCAGTATCAACAATTAATAAAGTGTGGGTTGGTTTGATTCCTGTATATCCTTGTATGCTTGCTGAATCATACAATGAAGATAATATCGCTAAAATTCGATATCCTGCTTTGATTCAAGAAAAAATGGATGGTATGCGAGTCAACTTCCTAGTTAGTATCAATAGCGGTAAGGTTGAAGTAAATGGTCGTTCAGGTAAACCTATTATGCTTAATGGTGCTTTAGATAAAGCTATTATCGCCTATGCAAAAGAACTTTCTATTCATGCATCAGTAAATTTAGCTTCAGTTCTATCTGCCTATTCAGTAAGCGAATTGGTGTTGGATGGAGAATTGCTTGTGGTTGATGAAAAAGGTGATATACTAGAGCGTAAGATAGGTAATGGTATTTTGAACAAGGATGTTTTAAGTACCGATGAATTAAGTCGTGTTCGATTTGTGATTTGGGATGCTATCCCTATGAGTAACTTCAAGGATGCAGCACCATTTGAAGTGCCTTATAGTCAACGTTGGAGTATTGTATCTGATACTTTACATTTGGGTTCACATCCTATCATTGGTCTTCCTGAAACTACCATGGTTAATAACATCGAAGAAGCTAAAACATTCTTCCGTAAGATGATTAAACTTGGTAAAGAAGGTAGCGTACTTAAAAATCTTCTAGGCTTTTGGTCTAATACACGTTCTGTAGACCAAGTTAAACTTAAGTTGTTTGTTGAGTTTGAAATGGAAATTGTTGCTCTTGAAGAAGGGAAAAACGATTGCTTGGGAAAGCTAGGTGCGTTTCAGGTAAAGTCAAAAGATGGTATAATTTCTACAGGTGTTGGTTCTGGTCTGTCAATGCAACAGCGAGAAGAATTTTGGGGTCTAGACCTGCGTGGTCAGATTATAACAATTAAGTCTGTCGGTATTACAAGCAATTCTAAAACAGGTGCTTTTAGCCTTGACTTACCAATCTTCATTGAAGTGCGTAATGAAAAAACAGAGGCTAATACCTTTGAAGAAATCGAAGAAATGTTCAGACTTGAACGTAGTTTGGATGCATAAATTTTAACTAATAAAAGGAGAAACAGAAGTATGAGTGAAGTAAAATTTGTAAAATTGGCTAACGGTGAAGAGTTCGTAGCTGTAGTTGAAGAAACTGATACAGGTATTGTAGTTGAGAATCCTGTTGTTGTTTCTCAACGTATCAATGAAAAAACTGAGCAGCTTGAATCTGCCTTAGTTCCTTGGTGTGGTTTTGTTAAAAATCGTACTATTGTAATTGATGAAGAAAACATTATGTTTGTTGCTGAACCAACAGAAAATCTAGTTGGCGTGTATAGTAATCAGTTTAGTGTTATCATTAAACCACCTACCCCAAAACTATTGACTGCATAACAATAAGCTAAAAGGAGCGTGTCATGATATACTTGTGGCACGCTCTAGTATGCATTAAACCGATTTAAAATAAAAATTGATACCAATATATAGGAATTGAATAAACATGAAGAAATGTACGTTATATAATTATAGAGTTGAAGACCTTAGCCTATCTTCGTTGGAAAATAAACTTGAGGCATATGCATCACGTGATTTAAACCCAAGCGAATTAGCACATGCAGGTTGGGATGTACAAAATGGAACACGATATATTGTATCAGAAGATATTATTTCTCTACGGTATACATTAAGCGAAAAGATGATACCTGCATCAGCTATCCGTAGTGCACTTGATAAACGTATTGTTAAATTTGAAGCATCAAATGGTCATACACCTAGTCGTTCTGAGCGTTCAGAACTGAAAGATTTGGTATTGGCTGACTTGATGGTTAATGCACTAACAGTAACAAAATCAGTACAGGTTATGATTCTACAAAACACTAATCAGATTTTGATGTCTAGTACGTCTAAAAATCAATGTGATACAATCATGGTACTACTACTAAAATCACTTGGTATGCAATTAACCATTCCAAACCTACCATCAGACCCTATGTTGCTTATGACACGTATGGTTATTGAAGATAATTCTTTGGTTGGTATTGATGAATTAAGTGTGTTGGATAGTGGTGTTTTGACCCACGATAAGCAAAAAGCTACATTCAAGAATCAAATCATGCAGCAAGAAAATGTTCAGAAATTGATTAATGGTGGTTACCGTGTTAATCAGCTTGCAATGGGTACTGAATCTGTTAGCTTCACGTTGGTAGATGACTTGACCTTGAAAGGTATTAAGTATGATGTTGAATTTGATGGTGAATCTGTTGAAGCTGACCTATTAATCGTTCGTGATGCCATCATGGAAGTATTCAATCTACTAATTAACGCCTTAGAAGGTAACAAATAACAATGAATATTCGACTAAGAAATAATATGGTTTTGTTAGAAATCATCACAGAAGAAGCAAAGTCTGAAGGCGGTATTCTTCTCCTACATACCGCAGGTAAATCAGCTACTGAAACAGGTGTTGTTTTGGCTGTAGGTGAAGGTAAAATGGATGGTAAGGGTAATCGTATTCCTATGGATTCCGATATCAAAGTTGGTGCTACAGTTGCCATCACCACAAATAATGGTCAAATTATCAGCGACACACAGCGTGTTGTAGAAGATACTGATATTTTGTATGTCGTTGTTTAATGAAAACTCTTGACTCATCACAAAAAGTGGCAGTATTTAATATACTGAAAATGATTGATGATGAAAAGGCTATAATAAGTTCACTATATGGTGGTCCAGGTGTAGGTAAGTCATACACCACAGGACGATTAATTAAGTATCTTGTTAAGACTAAAAAAATGTCAGTTATGCTTTGTGCGCCAACTAATAAAGCTTTGAAGATTTCTATAGCAAATCTGAAAGGTGAAGTTGATATTGAGCGACCTGTACCAATCTTTACTGTGAAGTATTGGAGCGGTAAAAGTGTTGTTGTTGGAACTATCGCGCAAATGTTGGGTATTGCACCTGATTATGTTGATGACGAAGGCAACACAAAGTTTGGTGCAGGTGGTCAAGCTATATTGGAGAATAAAACTCCACATATTTTAGTCATTGATGAAATTTCGATGGTTTCACGTGAATCCCTCATCAAGCTTTATAAAATGGCTAAAGAGTATGGCTTTAAGATTATCATTGTTGGCGACCCATTTCAATTAGCACCTGTTAAGCAAGAGCCTATTGATTTGGATAATATCCCAAGTCGTAATGTCCTTACTGTGGCACAGCGAAATACCAATATTGAGTATCTAGCGATGCTAAATGATGTTAGACTCAATGGTGCTGATTCTATTAAACCTATTGATGATGCTGTGTTTAAAGTAGACAATGCATCAGAAGCTTTTATTGAAGCTGTTGTACAACCTGAAAGTGGTGTATGCGCTGAAACAGAATTGGGTATGGATGTATTCATTGGATATACCAACAAGGTCGTTAATCACGTCCTAGACAATGCTTGTATGAAATTGTATGGTCATGATAGGTTTGGTCTAGAAAAAGGTCAAATCGTTATCTGTACAGCTACATTAGCTGATGGTGCTATCAACAACTTTGATTATATCGAAGTGGTTGAGAAAACTGATGTTTGGAATGAGACATTTGGTTATCAGTTGACTATTAAATCTGAGTCAGGTGTGATACTATATGACGTGTTCTATCATCCAAGTGCTGATGACCCTGAATCGAAGTATCAAGTTGAATTGAAGAAGGCTTTGAGAGAAGCTAGAGCACTTCAAAAGAAATCAAGTGAGTATAAGAAGATTGGTGATTATGCTGCAGCACGTGGTATGGAAGAGGAACGTAAATCAGCATGGCGTGATTACTTTGATATTGATAATGCTATATTGAAGTTTGCTCATCCTTTCGCTATGACTTCACACAAGTCACAAGGAAGCACTTTTAGGGATGTCTACATGGATGTAGGTGACTTTACAGGTTATGCTGTGAATGCAGCTTATGTAGCAGCTTCAAGAAATAAAGGAAAATTGATATATAGTTAAAAGTGTTAGTGTTGCGTATTATTTCTTTGTTGATATAATACGCAACATATTGATGAATAACGTCATAAATTATCAAAGAAAGATAAAGATTATTATGGCTAAACTAGGAGAATGAGTGGTGTGTGATTTACGTAAAACCTTACGTGTAGTTGAGATTATGAATCCTGATTGTGTTGTTAGTATGGGAACTACCCATGCACACTCACAAGAGGTAACAATTCTATTAAATGGTCGCATTGAGTGTAACCCTTGCAAACATCGTCGTGATTGGGCTGATTTAATGCTCATATGTAACATGTATGTGAAGAAGCTTCCATCAGGTCTATATGAGGCAGGAAGTCATGATGAGAACATACATGTCACCACAGTACATATCCATCCTGGTGTTGCGCTCACTGAAATGGCTTATATTTTAGTATAAATAGAATACAATAGTGGGCAAGTAAATCTAACAGTGACATCCCTAGTCATATGTTGGCAGTCTGTTAATGATTTGGATATTGTACACATGACGAGTATCCAAACCCCATCAAGTTATGTCCTCTAGGTCAGAGGTTACGACTACTATATTCCTTTAGGGAGGAGTATAGTAAATAAGCCTTGTTAGCTCAGTTGGTAGAGCACGTCACTTGTAATGACGATGCCGCAAGTTCGACCCTTGCACAAGGCTCCAGTTTGGAGTGATTAGTGTCAAATGAATAGCACGCACATGCAGCATGTGAAGATGTCGGTTAGATTCCGTCATTGCTCCAACAACTATTGGTTTAGCAAGGGCTATAATGCAAATAAGAAAGTTTGACGAGAAGGTAAAAGTTTGTAGTATTCCCAAAAGTTGAACGGAGACTACTATGACTAAGTTTGAATCTTTCCTTAAGAATGCATCAATAACTGCAATATTAGCATTATGTTTTGTGGCAATACCATATGCATTCTTAAATAAATGGGTAGCAGAGCATACAAAACCTGTAGCCCACGTAGAATATCTTGAGAATAATGTGATGCATTACTTACGCACATTTCCAAATAAGCAGAAATATATAGACTATGTGAATAGCTATCATGTTGGAAATACTGAAGAGATAGTCGATAAGGTTCTACTAACTGCGCTATATCAGGATTTAGACCCAAAGCTATTGTTTGCTATTGCTGCATCAGAATCGTCTTTTAACGTTGATGCCAAGAGTTGTGTAGGTGCTAAAGGTCTTCTTCAGGTCATGCCATTTTGGAAAGAAGAATTAGGCAAGCCAAACGATAACCTACACGACCTTCGAGTAAACCTTCATTATGGCTCTACCATCCTTAAAATATATCTTGAAAAGAGTGACAACGACATGTTTGTGGCACTATCTAAATATAATGGTAGTGTTGGTAGTGATAAGTATCCATTAAAGATATTTGCACAAACTGTTTGGTCATTCTAAATGCCAAAACAAACATCGTATAAATATAACCAATTATTATGCGAGGTGACCTATGTTTGATTTTATTAAAGCTAATCCTGTAAAGGTTATTACAGGAACTATTGCTGTATTTGGTAGCCTTGTATCAAGTGTTCTATTCGCTGAAGAGCGTTATAATCAGAAATCTCAGGTTCAATTAATCCAAACTGATATCCATAACTTACGACACAAAGACCTAGAAGATAAGATATTCATATTGAACTTTAAGAAAGCATCTGGTGATATTTCGCCGCTTGATGATGCCTTGCTTAAACGGTATGAGGCTGAATTAAACAACTAATAATAATTGTTGCTTTAATGTTTTGTGGTGTTATCATCTAGCTTATGATATTACATAATAAAGGTAACACAAAAATATTAGATGAGATTAAAGAGATAGCTTTAGCTGAACTTACCACTAAACAGTGTAAGTTTTTAGAAGAAGTTGAAAAGCTTATCAAGCTAAATGGTGGGTCTGATATTCAGGCTGCAGTAGTCTACTTCATGCCATTAATAAAAGAGTCAAAACTAAATATCGACCAAGTATATTCTCATTTTGGTGATGATACTGCAGGGTTGGTATTTAATTCCTCACTCATTATAAATCAAGATGATACAGAGGTTATCTTAACTGAAGTTGGGCTAAACTCCATCGAAACAAAACTTATTGCATCAGCTTGGCATTATGCTAGTATGGATGCAGGCATTATCACAGGCAAACAATTTATCGAAAAACTAATCGACCTATACGGTCAAAATAAAATAACATATGATTTTTCAAAAGCCATGCAGGAGTTCATTTAACATGACAGAATTAGCAACACCAAAAGAACCAATTAGTCTATTATTCATTCCGATTAACGACGAAATGACAGGATATAGTATTGATTTACATATTCCTGAATCATACCACACACTAACCGAAGCACCTGCTTTCTCATATGATATTGCAGCTATCCATTTCTTCCTACGTAGCGAAGAAAATATGAAGCACATTATGCAATATTTTGATGATAATGTTGAAGACTTCCGTATGGGTGATGAACAAGAAACTGAATATGATGCCGATATGGATTCGGAGACTTCATCATGAGTAGCATCACACAACGACTATTAAAGAACAAGATTGTGAAGGAATCTTTGCATGTTCAAAAAGACCCTGAATTTATCTCTACAGGTTGTCTACCAATTAACGTATTGTTTAGTGGTAAATTGTATGGTGGTATTCCACGTGGTCAGGTATCCATGATTGCCGCTGATTCTGCCTTGGGTAAATCCTTTGTAGCTAATAAGATTATTGCCAATGCACAACGCCAATATGATATGGATGCTGCTTTGATTGATACTGAATTTGCATTTAGTCAATCTTTTGCTGAAACTATCGGCGTTAAAAGTGATAGAATGATTGTTGTCCAAAACAATCAGCTTGAAGAAGTTCAGACAGCAGTTGTTAATATGCTTGATGAATTGGATAGAGAAGAACGCTCACATCTAATTTTGGTAATCGACTCCTGGGGTAATGTTAATACTTCTAAAGCAGTAAAAGATGCTATGGATGGAAAAGATGTTTCTGATATGACTGCAGCTAAGAAAAAGAATAGCTTTGCACGTATCCTAACAGGTCTTGGTTGTACAGTTCTAATTGTGAACCATGTTATCTCAACAATGGACCAGTATAACCCATTGGCTGTTGGTGGTGGTAAAGGTGCATACTTTGCATGTAGTTCAATTGTTATGTGTACCTCTAAAGCACGCTCTAAAGATGGTGATGAGATTGACGGTGCTATCATTACGGCTAAAGTGCAGAAAGGTCGTTATGCTATTGAGCATGCAAAACTGAAATATATGATTAAGCATGATGGTGGTATTCATCCATATTACGGTATCTTGGAAGATGCATTAGCAGGTGGTTTTGTTATCAAGCCTAAACAAGGTTGGTATTCGCGTCCAATTGTTGCTGATGATAAGTCATGGCGCGAAAAGACTATTTGGGATAATGCTGAAGAATTTTGGAAGCCTCTATTGGAAGATGAGAAATTCCATCAATACTTCGAAAAGAAATACTCCTTTAAGCACAATAGAATCGACTCTACGGACTTATTCTAATGGGTATTGATATTCCTACATTTGCACTACATGGAAATGGTTCATTAACCCTTGAAGGCATTAACATTATCGTTACTGATATTCGAGTTGAAGACCATGAAGAAGGGGATACAGAACATAATCTAATAGTCGAATATTCTATCACTGATGATGTTATGCCTAGCGATATTGACGAATTTGAGCATGCTCTTTGCAGATTCATGATGTCTTTAGCTTAAACCAGATACTGAAACTACTTAAAAAGGACACAATAAATGTCAGATGAGAAATCCTCTACTATCGAAGTAGAAGACCTTATCTTGTCTCACATCCTGAATGAGGAATCATTTTCACGTAAAGTGATTCCTCATATCTTGCCAAAATATTTTACTGATAGAGCGGTGCAAGTCGTTTTTGAAGAAATTGATGCGTATTCCAAGAAATATTCTAGTATGCCTACAAAAGAGGCATTGTTACTAGAGTTAGAAGTGCGTGGTGGTTTAGAAGAGGATGAGGTACAAGGTGCGTTCGCAAAGATTAACCAATGCCACAAAATTTATCATAATACTGATAAACCTGATATCGAATGGCTAACCGATACCACTGAAAAATATATTCAAGAGCGTGCCGTATATCTTGCTATCATGGATTCAATCGAAGTGATTGAAGATTCTGATAGAGGTAATGGTGAAATTCCTGAACTATTAAATGATGCCTTGGCAGTCTGTTTGGATGCTAATGTTGGTCATAACTATTTTGCTGATGCATCAGAGCGTTATCAGTTTTATCATCGTGATACACCACGTATTCCTTTTGATATTGATATGCTAAACAAAATAACCCATGGCGGTTTACCTAAGAAAACAGAAACTATTTTACTTGGTGCTACAGGTACAGGTAAAACAGCATGTATGTGCCATATGGCAGCGGCAGATTTGTTACAGGGTAGAAGTGTTTTATATATCACTATGGAAATGGCTGAAGAGCGTATCTCAGAGCGTATTGATGCCAATATTCTTGACGTGACTATGGATGAGTTGGAAAACCTCACAGAGAAGCAATATATGGCTGCTATGGGTGGTGCTAGAGAAAAAACAATGGGTGAGTTATTTGTTAAAGAATATCCACCTGTATCAGCACATTCAGGTCATTTTACGCATCTATTACGTGAATTGAAGATTAAAAAAGGCATGATACCTGATAAGGTCTATATCGACTACCTTGGTATTTGTATTTCAGCACGTGCTTCTAAAGGTGATAATACCAATACTGCACTTCAGAAGGTTGCTGAAGATTTACGTGGTTTGGCTGTGGTACATGATTTTGCTTTAATTACAGGCGCACAGGTGAACCGTGGTGGTTATGGTGATAATGAATTTGACTTGGATTCTATCGCTGACTCATTTGGTATCACTATGACCGCTGATATCATCCTTGGTCTATACACCAATGATGATTTAAAGAAATCTAATCAACTTATTGTATCACAATTGAAGAATCGGTTTGGTGATATTTCAGTGAACAAAAGATTTGTTGTTGGTTTAGATTACTCTAAGATGCGTATGTTTGACTCAAATCAAACTTTTATAAGTGGTAGTGATGATGATTCAGAAGGCATGCCTAATTATATTAAGGAAGCCAAAGAAGAGAAAAAGAATGGATTTGCTGGCTTCACAGTATAGTGCTATGAAGCGTGTAGTCCACGTAGACAGCTTTTTAACGAATAAAGATGTGTTGGTATGGAGAATAACTTAAAATGAACTCATACGGCTTTGTGTCCTTTGAAGAATGGTATAACAATAACTACACCACGGCTAAGCTATGTGAGGTTGAAGAACAATTTGACCTAACTGCTATACCTGAGCGTAGGATTAATAAGGCTACGCTATCATTTCGCGTGACGAAGCCTAATGTGATGCTAGATTGTATTGGTAATCTTATATCAGTATACGAAGATACTATACCTGATGGTGCTATTGGTATGAAGATTAAATCTGATATAACATATCTACCTGCATTATTGGTTAAGTTACGAGAAAGTGGTTTGGAAGTCGTGAAGATATACACGACTGATAAAGCACACCAATTACAGCTAGATTCTATCAACGAAAAACTATCAGCAAAAGAAAAGTTTGCATTGAGTGTTTCGCTAGTGTAAGATTCGCTGTATTGAAACATCGAACGGAGAATAATGTTATGAGTGACGTAGAATTTCCAAAATATATTGAAGATGCAGTAGACAATATTGATGCTGCAATCTTTTCAGGTGATGCCTTTATTGATGAAGGTATGCGAAACGAGATGATTGATATGGTAGACCGTTGGAAACTTGGTCTATTATCTACGGCAGAAACCTTTAAAGATTTTGTTGATGAAGATGAGTTCGACATAATATTAAAAACTGTAAGAGGATTTCATCATAACCCATTAACACAAAATGAAAGCATCTTAGATTTATCAATAGCAGAACTTAGATGTTTACATATTAGTAACCCTTATCAATTTGGTATAAAATATTGGATGTTGAACGAAAATAACTCACTTGAACCACATGCAGTAAAGTTTGGTTGTTTTGATGATGATGAAGGTCGCTTAGGTAAAATTCTGAAATCACAAACAGAGTATGCTTGTCATAATACATACCCTATGCATCTTCTACGAAAAGAAGGTGATAAAGAAACTGATTGGTCTAAAGAAGTTTCCTGTGGAAACGTAAACAAAAGAACAGACAAACATTGTATCGGTTGTATCCGATTAACGGTATCTGACTAATACTTGGAGGTCAATATGACCAAATTAAGTAAATATGAACAACTTGCTTTAGGTATTGAAATTGCAACCCAAGCACATAAGGGTCAATTTGATAAGGGTGGTAAGCCATACATCCTTCACCCATTACACGTCATGAATCAGTTGATGTATGATATTCAGTTGGCTACAATTGGTGTTATGCATGATGTTGTTGAAGATAGTTCATGGACAATAGAACAGCTTCTTGTAGCAGGGTTTAGTTCACGTGTGTGTAATGCTCTTGATGTATTGACCCATGACCCTAAAGATGACTATCTAACTGTGTATATTCCACGTATTGCTTTGCATCTAGATACTATTAGGGTTAAGCGCATAGATTTGAATCAAAATTCTTGCATCACACGACTAAAAAGTGATACTGTGTCAGATAAGGATATTGCACGTGTGGTAAAATACCATAAAGCATATATTATGCTTGGTAAGGCTAGAAAAAACTTTGAACGAAGATAAATAATATCTAATATTTGAAATAGGAGATAAAATCGTGAGTAGAAGATTAGAAATTATTAAGGAAGCTGCACGCTCTATTAATGAGGGAACTAAAATCCCTAAAGAAATGAAACAGTTTGTTGATGTCGCTAAAAAATCGAAAAATGGGTCTGATTTTTTTAGTAAGGCGCAAGCAATTAAAGGTATTCATCCTGATACATCAGATTGGTTCTTCACTAAGTATAACCCATCAGGTAGTCTAAGTATGCAGAAAGCGGCTGATGCATTTTTATTAGATGTTAAGAATGGCGTTTATAGTTCTTTGGAAGAAGCTATTGAAGCAGGAAATGCAATTATCAACGAAGCTAAAGGTTGGTCAATGAAGGGTAAGATGAAAACCTTGAAATCTGTGGCTGACTTAGGTGATGGTATAGGTATTATCGGTCTTTCGCGTGATACCAATGGTAATCAGTTAATGCGTCTTGAAGTTGGCGGTAAGAAAAAGTCTCTCCAATACACACAGACAGGAATGAGCAACATTGACATTGAAGAATTGGTTAATGGTGATTTCATGAAACGTCGACCTGATGATGTTAAAGAGATTAAACGTCTAGCAAAATAAACCCTTGATTTGATGCCTCTAAAATAAAGCTTGCATATTATTTTAGAGGTATCATAATACGGCTAAATTGAACGGAGATTAAAAACACTATGTCAAAATTATATGTAGTATGCGAAGTAATTTGTCCTGCAACAAAACAACCAATTAAATTAATTTCATCTAGGCATCCTGATACACTTGAAGGTGCTGAAATGGCTGTTAATAGAACTATGCGTATGACTCGATATGGTATGCCAAAACACACCTTGAGTATTTCCATAACTAAAATTAACCCTTATAGAGTCGCATAGTATGAATGCATCGAAGAAATACACCAAATTAACGGATATAGAACATTGCTTGAAAAGACCTGCTAGATATCTTGGAGCATGTGTAGACCAAACATCAGATGACTACATATTATCAAAAGAAGATAACCAATTTATCATCAAGTCATTGAACTACAATCCTGCACTTTTAAAGATGTTTGATGAGGTAGTTACCAATTCTGCAGATGAGTCCAAACGTAAAGGCTCTAAATTAAACTCTATTGCTGTAACCGTCAATCAACTTAGTGGTGAATTTCGTGTAGAAGATAATGGTGGAATACCTGTACAGATGCATGATGAGCACCATATATGGATTCCTGATATGATTTTCGGTGAATTGCGTTCAGGTAGTAATTTTGATGATGATGAAGAGCAAGCCTTAGCAGGTCAAAATGGCGAAGGCTCTAGCTTGGTTAATATTTTCAGTACAATGTTCAGAGTTGAAACAGCAGATGGTGAGAAATTCTTCTCTATCCTATACGAAAATAACCTATCCATTAAGCATGAACCAACCATAATGTTATCAGGAAAACATTTTACCAGTGTATCTTGGTTGCCTGATTATGAGCGTCTTGGTACTGTATTATCAGATGATACCATGTTGCTGATAGAAAAACGTATGCATGAACTTGCTGCGTGTAATCCAAAGCTTAAGATTTCATACAATGGAACTAAGATTTCATATAAGTCATTTTCTGATTACGCTACAATGTATGTTCATCAAGATACCATAGTTGATAATCAAAAAGATTGGAATATTACCATTGCACCTTCAGTATATGGCTTTGAACATGTTTCATTCGTCAATGGTACAGCATCTAAGGTGGGTGGTACGCATGTAGAGTATGTTTTGAAACAGATTATACAAAGTGTACGCGATTACCTAAAAACTAAGCATAAGGTCGATGTAAAGCCTTCTGACATCAAGAATCAACTGATGCTGTTTATTGATGCTACGATTATCAACCCAAGGTATGATTCACAGACCAAAGACAACTTGGTAACCTTACCTAGCGACTACAAGACTCATCTTTATGAGGTGTCAAAATCTTGTGTAAGTGAACTATGCTCATCAAGTATTATTCAAACTATTTTAGATTGGATTGCAGCTAAAGAGCGTAAAGATGATTTGCTTGAATTACGCCGTGAGCAAAAGAAGCAAAAATCAAAGGTTGTTGATAGCTACATCCATGCTAACCATAAGATGCGTCAAAGGTGTACTTTATTCTTGGTTGAAGGTGCATCAGCACTATCACATTTCCTATCTGTATGTAATCGTGATATCCATGGTGCATTCCCATTAAAGGGTAAGCCTATGAATGTACGCGACTGTAAGCCTGTTGATATCGTTAAGAATGTAGAAGTAGCATCTATACTATCCATTATGGGATTAAAGTTTGGTGAGTTGGCTGAGAACCTTAATTATGGTCATATTGCTATCATGACTGATGCCGACACTGATGGTGCATCTATTCAGGGTCTACTTACTAACTTATTCTATTACTGGCCAGAAATGTACAAGTCAGGTAAGATTTCTATCATCCTTGCACCTATCATTATTGCACGAAAGGGTACTAAGGTAAAACGGTACTATCATTTGGATGAATATGAAGCAGACCAAGGAAAGCTAGAAGGTTGGACTACAAAATATTACAAAGGGTTAGGTAGCATGGATAAAGAAGAATATTCGTTACTAATCCATAGTCCAAAATCATTAGTGGTTGATTTAGATGTTGACGCTGCACATATGCTTGAAGTGGTGTATGGAAAGTCTGCAGAACTACGCAAGGATTGGTTAATATGAGCGATACATTATATTACCGATACATCACGAATAGTAGTTATATGCCTGCTTTGGTCAAATGTAGATATATCAAGAGCACACCAAAAGGTGTATGGGTATATGATACATATGGTATGTCGACTAAATGGGTTTCTAATACGTCTAAGAAGCGGTTTTGTTATCCAACTATAGATGAGGCACGAAAGTCCTACCTAGCTAGGCGTATGAGGCGTTTAGTGATACTAAGGACACAATTGAATAGCACCATCAGGTCTATAAACGCGATGGATGATTTATGTGGGTTACCAAGAAGGAATTATGAAACACCTGTTATAGATTTGGATATGCTTTTTGAGGATTGAAAATAAAAACTTGCAATTAGTTTTCTTGGTCTTATAGTTCTCCATATCAGCTACACAAAACATTGAACGGAGATTATCATTATGAACGAACAAGTACGCTAGCCAATGGAATAATTTAGAGAACATTGGAAGAGCCATCAACCCATATCATCGTGATGATAGGCATAAGATTAAAGCTAAACAGTTCACTCGAATTGACCAACGAAAATCAAGAGAAGGAAATAACAACATGACCCAATTTAGTATGGCTGTAGACCTAACACCTGAACAGATTGCTACCGTGTTTTGTGATATGGATGACCATCAGCAAGCTAGATTCTTTAATGAGTGTGGCAAGCAGTTTGGTAACTTTCCTAATGCATATTCACGTGAAGTTCCTGAGCATTGGAATGGTGATATGCAAGTATCTTATCTAACCTCAAGCGAAGAACTAACAAAAGATGGTGTATCATTTATAACCTCACTTGCTGATTTTTGTCGTATCCCTTGTGTTTCAGTACCCTGGGAAACTTTTAGAGAAATGTTTGTAGAGCGTATCATGTTGGACATCAACAAATAAAATATTGAACGGAGAATAGTACGACAAAGTTATAGTGAAAGTGAGTCACTTGGTTTAGTATCAAGAGAAGAAAAAGATACAGCATTATTGCTGTCTCAATATTAGGAGAAATAACAATATGGATTTTATGGTAGCATACTACCCAATCTTAAAACTGGTGGCAATTGCATCTGCACTATACGCCGCTTATTTACTGCTTAAGAATAAGCATTATAAAATAGCAGGCGCGTACATTACAATCATGACTATTTTATACATCATGTCACCACTAAAAATTGATGGCACAAACAGCACATCATATCATGTTTACCAAGAGCAATATCAATCTAGTAAATATGAATCACAGTCAGAAGAATTGAATGTACCTGTACAACGAAAGGTTCTTAATTTGGAAGAACGTCTTGCAATCTCAGACGCAAAATATGATGCAAAAAATAAAAAAATAGAAGAGGAATTAAACAAATGAATAAGTATATTTTGCCTATCATGGTAGTAATTTTATTGGGGTTGACTGGTTGTGGTCATGAAACTGTTCCACAGGGTGCAAAAGGAAAGGTTCTAGACCGTGGTGGTTTCCAACCTGAAGTGTATCCACCATCACGTGTGAATACGGGTATGTTTGGTCATTTAGTATTGGTTGATACAACAACACAGACTATCAACGAACCAATTACAATTCGTATGAAAGATGATATGAATCTTGGTGTGCAAATTCGTTTCCAACTACGTATGGGTACACAGCCAAACTCACTTAATGCTGTATTCAATGATATTAAACCTGGTGATGGTCAACTTATTACTTTGATGCAGGTCTATAACACCTACGGTAAGATGATTGTTAATAAAGTAGCACGCGAAATTTTAACTGAATATAATATCAATGAAGTACAGCAAAACTTCAAGAAAATTTCAAGTGATATCTATAATCAAATAACTGAAGAATTTAAACCTACGCCACTATCAATTAGTAATGTTGCTCTAGGTAAATTGGACTATCCTGATGTTATTGACGCTGCAATTTTGGGTGCTGCATCACGTGAGTTATCTATCAAACAAGCTGAAGCTGATATTTTAGTTGAACTAGCTAAGATGAAAGGTAAAGAGCGTGTAGCAGATGGTAACTATCGTATCAAGATGAAAGAAGCCAAGCGTATTCGTGATTACAATAAAATGATTGGCGATGGTGTCACACCTGCATTGCTCAAGCTACGTGAATTGGAAGTACAAGAAGCTTTGGTTAATGCAATCAGCGAAAATGATGTGACTACCGTATTCATTCCTTATGGTGCTGTCAATTCTTCTGGCGCACAGATGCGAATGTATCAGAAGTAAATAAATAAGTGTGTTGCTAGGTGACAAAAATTGTCACCTAGCATTCTTACTGATGATGACTAGGAAGCTTTTTTAGTAACTGTCTCCTATCTAGCTGAATTGCTTTGTCACCACCTAGTCATCATCAGTAAGAATCAACAATAGGAGAATATTAAGATGGGTCAAGCAAATGCACGCGGAACATATGAAGAACGTAAGGCTAAGGCTATTATTGTTAATGAGGAACGTCATGTAGCCATGGTTAAGCTGCGTAAAGAGCAAGAGGAAGCAAGACTAGCTGCAATGACACCTGAACAGCGTGCACAACGTTCACAGATGAAAGCTGTTATGGCTACTATGATGGCTGCAGGTGAGTTAGATAATCTAAAGGGTCTATTGAGTTAATATGTTCACATTAATTGTATGGCTAGGTGACCGATACTTTTCTTATAGAGGTACTGATTATCATTATATTGCTATTTTTGATGTTGCTGTCTTGTTGGTTCTGTGTAGTGTATTGGTATGACCATTGATGAAATGTAGACAATGTAAACGAACATGGACAGGTACGGAGAAAGAATAAAGATGGCTACACACAAACTTGAAGATATTATGAAGCGTGCTGAACGTGATTTATATATTGACCCTGATAAGTTAGATTCTGCAGCTATGGTTACTCCTATGATATACCATAAATTTCTTGGTATTTTTACAGACATAAAATTGGTATATGAGAAGCATGACCTTGAGTATAAGAAGTTGTATTCTGATAAGTATTATTACTATCGTAATGACTATCATATTATCCCTAAAAATGCATCTGAAATAAACCTTTTGATTGAGGGTGATGAAGACATTGGTGCGAAGTTGAAGATATTGGTGTATTACCGTGAAACATTGGAGTACACTGAAAAGGTTATGAAGATGATTGAACAGCGTAGTTATTTAATCAAGAATGCTGTGGATTGGCGCAAATTTCAATCAGGGTGTTTTTAATGAACGGTAAACAGTCAAAGATGTTGAGGCGTGTGTATGTAGGTAAAAAGCAGATTTGCTTACTTGGAAAGCTATTTCTCATAAAAGTAAAGGTCAGCTTAGGCTTACTTATGATAATAATACTAAATCATATCTAACCTTTATTTCTTATATGAGAAAACTTAACTTAAACATGGAAGGCTAATATGATTTCACGACTAAAAACAGTAAGAGAATGTAGAGTTGCTATAAGTGCAATCCTATATGTATTCAAATATGATTTGATAACACCGCGTGCTATTCAAACAATTAAGAATGCTCAGAACAAAATAATCAAATTACAGGATAAGATATGAAAGCACAAAAAGTAACACTAACAGTGGTCATGGAATCACTGTCTATCCAAGTAGCAAGTGGTATGCTTTCTGATGTGGCTGCTGCCATTGCTGAAGGTAAAGAATCAGGCTTCATCCAATGTGATGATGGTGATGAGATTAAATGGACAACTGAACGTGTTGCTGTAGAGTTTTAGAAGCCACCTTGGACAGATAGAAACTCTTGAGTTCCTGCCTTGTTCAATAGGATAGAGGGATTTTTGTTCTTACGTGCATAATCCCTAATTCCTTTAACCACTTCTGACTTACCTAGAGCCTTATCCCATCGTTGACCCTTCTTACGACCATTAATAGCACCATGGAAGATGTCTGAGTTGACCGTGAAGTAAGCTTTACCTGCAACCTTACCGCTAGGTGTTCTACCGTCTGAAGGGCTGCTAGAAGCCATTGTAGTTCCTACGCTTGATTCTTCATTCAACATTTGATTGACTCCTTAAGAAATCGAATGGTTTTACCACTCAATAAGTCTTTACCTTCATACACGATATACCCTAGAAAGGTTTCATCTGTAGCATGGAATTTTCTACAAGCATGTTCAGATAATACACAGTCAATTTCAACCGTACCTTTTAAGGCTAAATCCTCATCAACGCATGATTCTAATAAATCTGCAGATGCAACACCTTCGTTGATTTCTTTCATAATTTGGTATGCTATTTTCTCAACCCCATATTTAACCGCTTCATCATCTTCCTTTAACAGGTACAATGCTGCAGCTAGTGATGCTGTACGTGTCTTACCAAAAGGTAGACGCTCTAACATACGTTTCAAGTTACGTACAAGGATACCAAATTTACCCATGGCATCTTTCTCATCAGGTGTAGATGCCTTCTTGAGTGTCTTACCATCAGCATCAATCAACCCTAAGTCGAAAGCATGCCACTTATCCCAGGGTGTAGACATCAATTTAATTGTTTTGTATGCGTAATAGAGTCCTAATGCATCAGACATGGTAAGTGTACCTCATAGTGATTCTAATTCCTTGACGATACCAACACAGCTTTCTATCTCACCAAGCACAACTTCAGTCATAGACTCAGGTAGCATATTCAGGTATTCGAGTATAGCCTTAATTTTTCCGTGTGTCTTTTGCTCATTATAACAGAACAATAATCTAGGTACAGCTTCAACACCGAATATATTTGTTGCTATAATAAATTGGTTTGTTAGAATACGAATATTGGTATTCTTAGTTGGTTTATTCAACCATCTTTTGATATTAACAAATAACCGTAGGTCATCATTAAACTCTTCCAATGTTGTGCAGGAAGGGTTATTATATGCCTTGGTTGCATATATTAAAAAGTTCTCACTTGTTATAACGTCAAAGTTCATGCAAGTATTTATAGGGTTGAAAATGTCGATAGATGTCAATTATGATTTGTCAATATTGGGTAGTGATGTTGTCTGGCCAGTAGAAGAATTTTTTAAAGAGCACCCACATGCTAGATACGCATTAGAGCAATGTTCCTCATGGACAACACGTATATCTGAACTCGAAGATTTCTCTAAGAGGTATAGTGACTTGGTGTTTGTTCTAAAATGTGATTCAGGTGTTGATGATGCTTGGATTGAATACTACCAAGATGGTAAGATTCAGCGTGAGCAAGCTATAATAACATACCCATCCTTTGATGCGAGTAAATTGAAATGAAGACATTTATTGGAGTTGTAGATAAAGAAAGTTTGCGTGGTGGTGATATCATATTCGATGAACATGCTTATAGCCAAATGAAGCACGGTGATAAGGTATATGTGGTATCTGATGATTGGATTGACCTATACACACATCCAAAAATTGAACATGGTAGTCGTGTATGGTTCGGTAACATTGCAGGAGTATGGGCTGGTCGTTGGGATGAACATGAGCACCATAAGGGGCTTGGAAGAGCATACCCAACACATGTAATGAAGATTGAAGTACCTGAACTGCCTATATGTTATCAGCAAAAAATGACCAATCAAGAGAAACTAAAAGATGTAGTCTGTGTTAATAGATAAGAAATATCTATCAATAATAACATCAAAATTTAAAATAGTAGACAAAGGCAACCATAAGGTTTGTCGTTGTCCTATATGTGGTGATAGTCAAAGAGACAAATCAAAGATGCGCGGTTATTTCATTATAAATGGAAAGCGTAAGCGTATGAACTATTTTTGCCATAACTGTGATGCTAATATGCTTCTTGGAACGTTCATTAAGTTGTACGCGCCTGCAGTCTATGCTGATTATAAAAAAGAGCGTGCTTTTGATTCCCTAGAAGCTAACCACAAGCCTACTAAACCGCGCCATGAGGACGTAGAACCTGTTTTACAATACACAGTAAGGAAACCGAAGCTAGAAGCTGTTACAGAGGCTTCTAGCGAACCTCCTACAATTCCAAGAGCGAATCGACGTGTATTGCAACATCTAACGCCTATTATGAATGCACCAATATCTATTCAGAAATATCTGTATGAGCGCAAGATACCAGTGGACATTGCTAAAAAATATATATTCTATACTGATGAATTTATGGCATACACGAATAAACATATTCCTGCAATGTTTTCAGAAGGTGCTGTTGCTGCATTTGATGAGCCTAGAATTGTGATATTGATGTTTGATGAGACAGGTGAGTGTGTTGGATTCCAAGGTAGGAGGCTACCCAATTCTGAGGCACAAGCTAAATACATCACCATCAAGTTAAACGAGAATGAAGGTAAGATTTGGGGATTGGATAGAGTAGACAAAGCCAAGCCTATAATCGTGTTTGAAGGTCCAGTAGATGCTACCTTCGTAGAGAATGCAATTGCTGTATGTGGTTCTGACCTTGTTTCACAGACACTACATATAGATACATATCAAACAGATGAGTATGTTTATGGGTTCGATAATGAGCCTAGAAATAAACAGATTGTAAAACGTATGGATTCTGCTATCAAGGCTGGCTTATCAGTAATAATCTGGCCTAAAGAAGTTAAGCAAAAAGACATAAATGATATGATATTATCAGGAGTCAACGTAAATGAAATCATAAGAAAACACACATACCAAGGATTGACCGCACGAATTAAATTTACAACATGGAGAAAATTTTGACAATTAAGAAATATCACGGATTAACCATCGACTATTCTAGGGATGATAATCTAAATACGGTAGGCAAGTCACTTGTGGTTGGCTACTACTTAAAGAAAAACGAAAAATCACCACAAGAAGCATACGCAAGAACAGCTATTAACTTTTGTGCAGGTGATATGAAACTTGCACAGCGGCTATATGATTATGTTTCACAAGGTTGGATGTCCTTTGCATCGCCACTATTGAGTAATTCAGTTATGGGAACTTGGGAAAATGGTGTATACATGCATAGTGATAAGATTAGAGGCATGCCTATTAGCTGTTTCATCCAATTTGTACCTGATACACTACAGGGTCAGATTGAAGCTGCTAAGGAATTGGCTAACCTATCATGTGCAGGTGGTGGTGTAGGTTCATACTTGGGTATGCGCGGTATCACTTCTAAATCTCCTGGTGCTATTCCCTACGCTAAAACACAAGATTCTAATATCATGTATTATCATCAAGCAGGAACACGCCGTGGTTCTGTAGCATCATACCTTGATATTAGTCACCCTGATATCCAAGAATTTATTGGTATCCGTAACCCTACTGGTGGCGATATTAACCGTAAAGCACATAATGTTAATATTGGGGTTAATCTCACATATGCATTTATGGATGCTTGTATTAATGATGAGTCGTGGGATTTGATTGCGCCTGACACAGGTGAAGTTGTAGAAACTATACCATCAGCCCGTGAATTATGGCAAGAAATTCTTGAAACACGCTTTAGAACAGGCGAACCATATCTTCATAATGTAGATGAATCAAACGACAAGATGAATGCTGCATTAAAAGCAATGGGTCTTGAAGTTAAGTCATCCAACATATGCTTGGTCGGTAATACTGAAATAACTATAAGTGAAACTATAGATGGAGCGAATCCAGTTGTTATTGAGTTAGATAAATTTAACGAAATGTTCAACATGGGATATTACACCGAAATTTACGTAAAATCATTTAATACCGAAACACACAAAGAAGAATTTTCTTTGGTTGTGGCTTCGGCTGAAACGGCGATTGTAGATGAACTTATGGTTATTGAATTTGATGGTAAAGTTATTGAATGTACACCAGAACATCTAGTTTTAACAAAAAATAGGGGTTATGTTGCGGCAGGAGAACTTGTCAGTACAGACGTTCTAGTGAGTTAGTTTGAACTGAAATTATCATTTTGTATAAATAGGAGTATGAACTACTTAAAAATTTATAAACAACTAATGACTAGGGCTAAACAAGAGGGAAGGAAAAAGGGGTGTGGTGTTTATTATGAGAAGCACCACATCATACCTGATTTTATGTTTTATGCGCGTAGTAGAGAAGGTCAAAAAGGACATCTTCCTGGAGACCCAGACGATAAAGTAAATTTAGTGCTTTTAACTGCTAGAGAACATATATTATCCCATATCTTACTCTTTAAAATACACGATGGTAAGCGGTATGGTTATCAACATGGAGCAGCATTAAATTTCTTTTTTTCTAAGGTGATGAACAAACATACAAGAAGCATAAATTTTAGGGGTTCAAACTCAAGATTTTATGAGTATTGTAGGGAAGTTGGAGCAAAATCCATGTCTAATATTAATAAAGGTAAGATTAATGTTAGACATGCCTTAACAGGTGTTTATTATGGTAGAATGTTGTGTAGTGACCCTAGAGTTATAAGCGGCGAATACGTACATCATTCCAAAGGTTCTACTTTTTCAGAATCAAGAAAGCAAGAATATAGCGAGAAGTATAAAGGTTCTGGAAACAGTAACTATAAAGAAATGACTATAGAAAGGAGAGCGCGTGTATTATTATGTGCCGAGCGAGCCATAGAAGATGGATACATTAAAACGAGTATATTTACAAAGGAAATAAAATTAGAGTTTACGGAGTTTAAGAAAGTGTCTATGGTGTGGGTTAGTAACAATTTCTGTAAAGGCGGTACTCAGAAAGACCTTTTAAACGCCATAGTTAATGAATTGAACCAAACTAATGGTACTGATTACAAATATGGTAATGTACGCTCCATTAGGCAAAAGAACAACATCAGAAAAAGTAGAAATGACTATATAAAACATAAGAATGGAGATATATGTTAAAGATAACAAGAAAGAAAATAAATAAGAAGGTAAGCGTTTATGATATAAACGTATCAGGTAATCATAACTTTTACGCCAACGGTCTAGTGGTTCATAACTGTACAGAAATCATTATTCCAATTAATGAAGAGCGTACTGCTGTATGTTGCTTATCGTCACCTAATATTGAGTGGTTTGAATTGTGGAAAGATACAACAATGATTGCTGATATCGTCTACTTGTTGGATAATGTCTTGACATGGTTTATCGACAATGCACCTAAAGAACTTTGGCGTGCTGTTAATTCTGCTACCAAGTCACGTGATATCGGTATCGGTGGTATGGGTTGGCATTACTTCCTCATGAAGAATAACATTGCTTTTGAATCAGGTGGATTTGATTCAGGTTGCCAATGGACTAGCAAGATTTTCAGCCACATGAATAAGCAAGGTATTGCAGCATCACAGCAACTTGCATTAGAACGTGGTGAACCCGAGGACTTAATTGGTACAGGTATGCGTAATGCTACGATATTTGCTATTGCACCTAATGCAAATTCGTCTATCATTGGCAACACATCAGCATCAATTGAGCCAATCAAAGCTAATGCGTACGTGCATAAGTTGCGTGTTGGTTCACATGTGGTCAAGAATCCATACCTACAGAAGGCATTTGAAGCACACGCTTTCACAATGGTATTTGGTCAAGAGTGGATTGATGCACAATGGATGGAAGTTATCAAGGCTGATGGTTCTGTTCAAGGTTTAGAATGGATGGATGACCATCAGAAGAAAGTCTTTAAAACCGCTAATGAGATTGATATGATGTTTGTTGTTGAGCAAGCAAGGATTCGTCAAGAGTTCATTTGTCAAGCGCAAAGTGTGAACTTGTTCTTTACTGAAGGCGCACCAAAACGTTATGTGCATAAAGTTCATCTTTACGCCTTCTCAAAAGAGGGTAGTGGTGTTCCATTGAAGTCTTTATACTACTGTCGTGCTACTAAGTCTGCCAAGATGGAAAAAGTTGATGGTGTTATTGTTAGAAATAGCCTAAAAGATTATGCATCACAAGATGTAGAAAATGAAGAGTGTGTTGCATGCTCAGCGTAAGCGAAATCTATAAAGAGGAAGACTCATCCTTTATCGGTGAGTATCTCGAACAACTAACCAAGGCAGGTAACCTTTTGGTTACCTGCTACGCTAAGGATGCATACGAAGCTGAAATATTGTTTTGGAGATTCAGAAGGCAGTTGATTTTAGCCAAGAAATCTGTAGTTCCATATACACTTATTTTGGGTAATAAAATCCTTCAGGTGGTGGTTAGAAATGAACACTGATTTGGATAGGCTACATAGAGTAGGTGATGCGATTCGGGATGGAATCGCATTACCTAGACGTTCAGGAAAAACAACGTATCTTTTACATTGTGTTTGTGGTTATACTATGCTAGGTCTGGATGTGGCTATAGTTGTTCCATGTACACAATACATCGAATGGATGCTTACTATGCTTAAAGATATTGCGGTTGAGTATGATATATCACTATACAAAACTAGAAACACACCTAGACATGAATATCATCTAGGTGATAAAATGGTTAGGTTTATTGTGTGTCGCGATAGAAACGAGGTTGATATGAAGCTTAGAGGGTTAAACGATATGGTAGTAACAGAATTAAACGAATTAGGAGAAAATTATTATTATGACTGAACAAACAACAAGTGTTTTAAAAGAAAGCGTATCATATAAGCCATTTGCTTATCCGTGGGCTATGCAAATGGCAGAAAACCACGAAAAGATGCATTGGATTCATGGTGAAGTATCTCTTGACAAGGATGTTAAGGATTGGCAGATGAATCTAACCAAGGATGAAGTGGGTTTCATTACTCAAGTCCTTAAATTATTCACCCAATCAGATGTTCAGGTTGGAAGCAATTATACCACATTCTTGCTACCAACATTCAAGAACAATGAAATTCAGAATATGCTGATGTCGTTCGCCGCACGTGAAGGAATCCATCAGCGTGCTTATGCTGCATTGATTGAAACGTTAAACTTGCCTGACAGCGAATTTACTGCCTTTCTAGAGTATAAAGAAATGTCAGATAAGATTGACTTTTGGAAAGATTGTGATGTATCAACTCAAACAGGTAAGGCACAAGCACTATGCAAAAATATCTTTGCAGAAGGCGTATCATTGTTTGGTTCGTTCGTGATGCTTTTGAACTTTCAACGCCGTGGTAAAATGCAAGGCATGTGTGAAATCAATACATGGTCTATCCTTGATGAGCAATTCCATTGTGAAGGGCTTGTACGCCTCTTCAGAGAGTATATGGATGAACACCCACGTATTGCTACCGATGATTTCAAAAAGTCCATCTACGACATGGCTAGGAATACCTACAACCTTGAAGCTAAGTTTATCGACCTAGCATTTGACCAATATACTCTTGAAGGCATCAATAAGGAAGATGTTAAGCAGTATATCCAATACCTCATTGACCGTCGTTTAACTATGATGGGCTTTAAAAAGGAATATAATGTAACCAACCCTATGACTTGGTTTGATGAACTTGTAGGGCTTCCTGCACATGAGAATTTCTTTGAAGTAGCTGTAACATCGTATTCAAAGGGCGGTATGAGTGGTAAATGGGATGATGTATGGGATTAAAGTCAAGTTTATCAATAGGTTACATAATTTAGTATAATTATTTAATATTTAGGTGTTGTTATATGATATAATTATTATTGTTATAACAACACCTAAAAAATTATTATACTAAATAGATACTATGGAAATTAATGACATACTAAAACTATCACTAGGTCAGTTAGCAAGCAAATACAATTTAACCACATCAAAAGTCTTGACAAAAATAAAGAATAAGTTTGGCAAAGACATGACCGATATTCGATTAGATAGCCTATTATTAGTAGATGGTCAGTTATCAAAAAAAGAACAGTTGATAATAATATATAATACTTACCCAAAGTCCTACAAACCTTTACTAAAAAGAATGAATATAACAGAATGGGAAGGCGAAGAACTATACCTAGCTCTAGGGAATAAAAAAGGTGTATGTGCTGTGTGTGATAAAGATACAGCATTCAAACAAATTTCACATGGTTATTATGAATATTGTTCTTGCTCATGTAGGGCTAAAGATAAAGAATCTTTTAAAAATGGAACAACCCCAAACGCTATAAAGAAAAGAAAGGATTTTCATGAGTCTTTGACGGAAGGAGAAAAGACTTCTAGGTTTTCTAAAATTGTTTCTGCAAAAAGAGAAAAGTATGGTCAATCTATGCAGGATATGGATAAACAACTTGCTAGATTGGATAAAGAGTTCATAGAGAAACAGGGTCAATATACATACGATTTGTGTATGTCCTCTAAACTACAAGACATGCTAGATAATTTAACATTCACTCATACATGTGAGTTATTAGATGTTACGGTAGAAATCCTAGACGGATTCATGAAAAGGCATAACATAATTAAACCAAAAGGAACTTGGTATTGTAAATCACGCACCGAACTTGGTCTATTGAATTTTATAAAGAGTAACTACAAAGGAAAGATTAGAAGTGGTGATAGAAAACTAATCGCACCTTATGAGTTGGATATATTTTTACCTGAACTAAAGATTGCTATTGAATTTTGCGGTTCTTATTGGCATTCACCTGATAATAAACAAACCAACAGGGATAAGAAATATCATCAAATGAAGTGGCAAATGTGTGCTGATAAAGGTGTAACATTGATTACTATTTTTGATACTATGTGGAGCAACAAAAAGGATATTGTTAAGGGTAGGCTATTGAACATGTTAGGCATGAGCGAAAGAATATACGCTAGAAAAACATCATGTATAAACATTGATTCTAAGACTGCCTCTAAATTTATTAATGATAATCATATTCAAGGGTTTTGTGGGTCATCTGATTATGTTGGTATGTTTTTAAATGGTGAGTTGATTGGGTGCATGACATTCAAAAAACCAAGGTATGATAAATCTTATGATTATGAGATTATAAGAAGCTGTACTAAAATTGGATTGAGTGTTGTTGGTGGTGTTAGCAAGATGTTATCACACTTCAAGAAAAGTCATGCACACGCTTCTATACTATCATATTCTGATAATGCGTATGGATTAGGAAAGACCTATGAGAAGATAGGATTTACATTTCATAGTGTAAGCCCTGCATCATACAGGTATTTCAACACTAAGGATAGTGATGACACTTTAAGCAGAAGCCAATGTATGAAACATATTCTAGTCAGACAAGGCTATGATGAAAATAAAACAGAAAAGGAAATAATGAATGAAAGAGGATATTATAGAATATATGACTGTGGTGTTACTAAGTGGGTGTATAACAACACTAAATAACACCAATAAAGAAGAGGAATTAAGATGTCAATAAATGGTACAGAACACATCAGATGCGAGTGTACAGAGTGTAATGAAACTGTGTATATTGCAAATGCATCAAATGCAAAAGGTATTAAATTTTGTATGAATTGTGGTGAGGAAGGGATTGAAGTATATCATGAAGATGAAGGCGAAGCTGAATGATTTCATGTGGTATAGACTACTCAATTAGCAGTCCTGCTGTATGCGTCCATACAGGTATTGGTAAGGAATTTACACCAAGTACGTGCAAATTCCTTGCTATACCATCATTTAAGAAAAGAACACCTTTTGAACCTGTGTATGGTAATGCACAATACTATATGGTTGAGAATATGGGTGCTAAGGTCTTTGGTATTGAACGTATGACATATCTAGCCGAAACATGCGAATCCTTTATTACCTTACATGGTGCTGAAAGTTACTGTATAGAAGGTTATTCCTTTAGTGGTAATGGTCAAGTATTTCAGTTAGGAGAAAATGCAGGTATTCTAAAGTCTCAATTATTTAAGAATAGCATAGCACAAAGTGGTACGCCTTCCCCAGGGGAAGTTAAGAAATTTGCTTTTGATAATGCCAAGGGTAAAGGTGCTGCTAAAAAGCATCAGATGGTAGATAGATTTCATGCAGAAGTTGGTATCAATTTGTATGATTTGTTTGAGTTACCTTTTTGTCCAATCAAACACTCTATGGATAAGATACCAAGCCCAATAGATGATATTGCCGATGCATATTTCATATGTAAAATGCATCACAAAATATTGTCAGAGTCAGAAAATATATAAATAGCGTATAAACGCTTAGGAGAATTAAATTATGGCACGTCCAAAAAAAGTTGTAGAACCCAAGGTAGTAGAACCTGTTGCTGATGAACCTGTTGTTGTTGATGCACCTGTAGAACCTGTCGCTGATGCACCTGTTGAAGTTGTAGAACCAAAGGTAGTAGAACCTGTTGCTGTTGTTGATGAAGCTAAATTTGCGGAATGGTGGAAAGATAGAGGCGAAATGCATCTAACTGATGGTCATGGCGCACGTTCGTTGATTCAGTTGGCATTAGCTGCATCAGGTAATGGTGTTGATTGGTTGACCTTTGCACGCGCACAAGAAGATTTAGGCACAATGCTTAAAAGTGGTAATGTGTATGATGCATGTAAGGTTGCATTCTTAACAAAATAAGTTAGCTAACCCGACAAGGAATGCTACTAGAAAGCACGTCATTAATTTGGCGTGCTTTTTTTTTTTGTTGCAATTAGTTTTCACCACGTTATAATTCGCTTCAGGAACAAAATATTTGAACGGAGAATATCACGATGAATAAATTCGGTAAGAAGAAACTAACACAGAAAGATTTGGTATGCGACCACCTACTACAAGGTAGGATGATTACATCAAACGATGCATGGTCTGATTATGGTATAACACGACTATCCGCTATCATCTACAATCTACGTGCTGAAGGATTTAATATCTTTACACATGAGCGCACACATATTAATCGTTTGGGAAATCCTGGTGTCCATGCTGAGTATGAATTGATTATTGCAGAATCTCAAGCATCATTGGATTTAGTATGATTGATACAAAAACAAATATGGATGCTGCTAAGCTATGTGGTCTTAAGCCTTTTCTTTGGACAGGTACAGACATCAGAGGTCTTGAAGATGAAGATTTTGATGGTCTAGATTTGGTTGCTGTAAATACAGCAATTAAAACTGCAAGAATATTCAATATTGAATTTGCCGAAGATGAACGTGATGTTACTATTGTTTTGGCTGAGAATCATGGTATAGAGATTCGATGCACCCGAAAATATTATACGGGTGCGCGATGGTATGTATCATGGAATGATATTAGTCATAATGCTGTTGTTGGTATGGATGATGGATTATCACGTATCCAAGCAGTAGCCTTAGCTGTAAAATTGTTGAGTGATGAACTTAACAAAAAATAAAAGCTTGCAATTAGTTTTAGCCACCTTATAATTCGACACATCAAACATCGAACGGAGAATATTAACATGTCACAATCAATTGAAACAATTTGGGTCGACCTATTTGACCACGATATCAAGCTAGATGCAACTGTATTATATCAACCTGCAGAAGCTGCGGAAACTGGTCCAGATGCACAATATCCTGGATGTGAGGCAAGCGTAGATGTTTATCAACTATCCATCGCTGAACGTGATGAATCATTCAAGCTATCTACAGAAGATGTTAAAGATATCTATCGCTCACAAGCAGATTCTGATGATGAGGAAGAAAGTATCATTATTGAACTTGACTATGTAACATTTAAGATTACCCCTAATGGTACATTATCTATTTATGATTATAGTTCAAAAATCACAGATTTGTTAGAGTAATGAGCAACACGAAACCATTAAAAAATAGATAGTCGAGTGGCAACGCCTGATGAGCGAAGATGGCGCAATAGAAGTTATCGATACACCACATCCTATTAGTTCCTTTGTGATTGAAATGCCTACATCCTTTTCTGAAATGAGTGAACATGCAAAACGGTATGAAGATATAGACCAAAAAAGGATACGAAGTAAGTATGTTTGATGGCTTGCTAGTGGCATTTAACCGTTGATGGTGATATAGTAGATAGTAGGTACATTTGAACGTAAACAGCACTCACGTCATTATTTGGTTACCTTAACATCAAGGTTAGTTGAATATGTAAATTCTATTGGATTGTGTGTTAATTAAGGAGAAAAGAAGGATGACACCTGAAGAAATTAAAGAGCATGCTATAGCATATGCACAGAATTGCTTGAGTATACATCGAGTTGGTTATGATAAGTGGCTTGCTGATAAATCAGCACCTAAGCTATATGATGGACTCACCTTGGAACAATGGGAACTGGTTATATCTGAAGGGCTTATCTGTGTAGTGAGTACACTTTGGGGTGAGCGTATTGCTAAACTAAAAGGTATTAATGGGTTTGGATTCCGTGAAAATGGTTGGTGTTGTGATACACCTTTTTATTCAGATTATGGTCATACCGCACATTGTACAATCCACCCATCACAGCCACAGTTTTGTAATGGTATGCGCCCTGATGAATTAACAGAAGAACAGATGGTTTTAGTACGTAGTAAGGATGGCACATTTGAAGTGATGCCTGTATGCGATATTAAGTGGAGTACGGTAGTACGCTACCAAGTAGTAGCCATATGACTAATTTACAGATGCGTATTGAGGAACTTGAAACTGTTATAAAAGTTCTTAGACCCAAAGAGTCTATAGCGCAGAAATTAAGAAGGCTTAGATTTAGATGGTAGATAAAATTGCAATATCAGACCTACTCAATTCATCGGTAAAAGACTTTTCATTATATACGATTTACTCACGTGCTATTCCATCATTGATTGATGGTTTCAAGCCTGTACATCGTAAGGTGTTTTATTCTGCTCTAGGGTCATCTACAAGCCTATCCAAGACATTTTCATTTGCAGGTGCTGCAATCCTATCATCAAACTATCATCATGGTAGTGCGAGTATGGAAGATGCAGTTAATAAACTTGCGGCTGATTACAATAATAATGTGTGTATGCTTAAAGGTGAAGGTTCATTTGGTTCACGCCTTGTACCTGAAGCTGCAGCAACACGATACACATCAGTTAAGTTCAATAAAAAGGAAATGGATAAGTGGTTTTCTGATTCAAACTTAGCACCTAAGCAAATTGACCCCGAAAACCCTGAGCCAAAATATTACCTTCCAATTATCCCATGGGTATTGGTTAATGGTATATCAGGTATTGCTACAGGGTTTGCAACAGATATTCTAGCCCACGACCCTAAAGACTTAGCTAAGGCGTGTGTTAAGTATTTGAGTGGTGAAGAAATAACAGAAGAAGATTTAAAACCATCATACCCAAGCTATACAGGTAAAATTGTTAGAGAAGATGATAAATGGGTATCATATGGCACGTACAAACTAACAACACCAACCAAGCTTCATATCACAGAAGTTCCAATTGGTTTCGATATGAAATCCTATATTGGTTACACGACACCAAAAGGTATTATGCGTGGTGTTCTCAATAAGCTTAAGTTGGATGGAAAGATTATCAGCTACATTGATAAGTGTTCAGACACATTTGAGTTTATCGTAACTTTACCAAGAGGTCATAACCTGACCGATGCTAAAATTATCACCATGTTTAAACTTAAGCGTAACCTGAATGAGAATTTGACAGTTATTGATGAGGATGGAAATCTTAAAATCTTTGAGAGCAGCATAGACATCCTAAAGGGCTTCTGTGACTTCAGGTATACAATGTATGCGGAACGGTACGAAAAATTGATTCTAGAGGCATTGGTGCGTCGAGAATGGCTAATGGAGCGTGGCAGGTTTATCATGTTGGTAGTTAATGATAAGATTAAGCTTAAAGGTAAGTCATCAGCAATATTATTAGATGAACTTATTGGTCTTAAATTTAAGCATGGTTCGCGCCTATTGAAGATTAACATTGGCTCTTTCTGTGTTGATGAAATATTATCATTGAAATCAGAGATTGATTTATTAGACAAAGACGTTATTATGTGGCGCAATGTAAATTTCAAAGAACAGTATTTGAGTGAATTAAAGGAAGTGTCTAAAGATGGCTAAAGAATATCCATTTTACGATGGGCAAAATCATAGCACAAAAATACTTGTGCGCTGTCCTAAATGTAACCACCTATCTAAGGCATCCACTATGCGCGTGCATTCATGTGGTGGAAATTATGCAGCTTTGTCTGATGTTAAATTATTGAATAAAGAAATGGCAAGAGATAGCCGCCATAATGTTAGTAGTAGAAGGAGTATGGAGTTGAGAAATGCTTAAAGTTTGTCGAAAATGTATACATTATAAATCAACGTTTCCTAGTGATATGTGTACTACAAAGGTTGTTAGAGTTGACCCTATAACAGGTGGAGATAGATTCTACTAGAGCATATTTAAACTAAGCGACGAAGATAAGAATTTTATGTATGATGTGTTCGCTAAAATTAAAGCATATAAGAAGAAAAAACAATAATTCCTTGAAATTAGATTTAACAAGGAATAGGATAACCAATAATTATGAATACATTAGGAGATTACTATCATACTCGTCGACTTTTCAGGAATCGCAATGGCGAACGTCCATGCCGAAATTAAAACAATGCATAAGGACGATTATACAGAGGAATACTTTAAGCATTCCATACTACACTCATTACGTTCACATAAAGTACGTTTTGAAGGAACTTATGGTGAACTTGTGCTTTGTATTGACTGTGCACCATATTGGCGCAAAGATGTACAAACTGAATATAAAGAGAATCGTAAAAAGACTAAAGACGACAAAATTCCCTGGGATACTATCTATACGTGGGTGAATAATCTAGTAGATGAAATGGATACAATTTTTCCATTTAAGGTTATTCGTGTTAAGTTTGCTGAAGCTGATGATACAATTGCAGCATTGGCGCGTAAGTATCATACACGTGAAAAGATTCTGATTGTGTCAAATGATAGGGATTTGTTGCAGCTACTTCCATATGCCGACCAATATGCACCTGTTAAGAAAGTGATGCACAAGCTACGGGGTTAAATGAGAAGCCTAGTTCACTGAATGATTTTCCTACATCATTAAATGTAAAATAATGACTACGCTTTTCTCCACATTTAGTTAAAGTCTTTTTATTATTCTTGCAATATTTTTTTATTGCAGAATCTCCTAATGGTATATACTTGCTAGCTTCTAATGCTGATGAGTATATACCATTAGGAGTGCAATAATATCCTTTAAAATTATAGTTTAATTCACCTTT